TGGAGGATTCATAATTAAAGTATTTACTCCATTTGGCGTTCTTACCATCCATGGATTTTGTATAGTAAATGTGCCCATACCGAAATGGGACGAAATGATTTGCCCTTGGATATTTTGTTCTTCATGTTTGATTATTACGTTTGGAAGATAACCCCCTCCATCCCAAAAAACAGAAAAATCATACGCTGCTTTAACAATGAATCCATGTTGATTTGCAATCATTAATGGTAAGCAAAAATAAGCATGATCTACAAACCAATCTCTTTTTTTATTACCATTTAAAGATTCAATTAAATTTTCTGCTGTTTTTCTATCATAATCATTATTTGTTATGATCAGCAAGGTGTCTTTGATAAGATCTTTTATTTCGTCTTTTACATTGTGATCAACTTTTAATTTTTCTTTTGGTCTTTCGTATCTTGGTTTCATAATTAATTATAAATATTAGGTTTGATATGATAATCTGCTTTTTCACCATTTGGATAAAGTCCTTTAAAATAATCTAAAACGTGCCCCGTTTGTTTATCTCTTTTTTCTAAAAACTCTTTTCTTTGAAAGACTTCAAATTGATTATCTTTTATTTCTAATGAAACTTTAATGGCATCTTCATGTAAAAGTATCATTCTTGCTAATGGCTCTCCTTGTTTAACAGTAAATTTTCCAGGATGATTACATAAGCAAACGATTCCAAAATTAGCTGGATTCCACCAAGCTTCAATAAGTCCTTCCATAACTGAAAATGGTCGTCTAATATTTGGTATACCTTTAATATAAATGTAGTATCCTTTTTCAGTTTTTGGTATAAAATGTGCTTGAACTGTAAAACTTCCTGTTGCTGAATGATTATCTACGATTCCATGAGAAGATTTTTCTAATATAGACACTTTTGAATCGTTCCCCTCGACTCCGTCCCATTCTATTTCAAATGTAGCAGGAGATAGAATATCATATCCCAATCCATTTGCCATTAATAATGGCATACAAAATTTTGCATGATTTTTTGTTTTTCGATCTTGCTCCCACCAATTTGAATAAATATCAGGTTTTTGAGGTAGCAGATTTTTATCGTATTGTTCCATTAAATATAATTGTACAATTGATTGTTTTAAAGAATTTTGGTTATTTTTAGGTTTATTTTCTGAAGAAAAACCGAATGGACAAGATGACATAATATATAATATCTATATATTTTCTTTATTTCCAGAAAATATTACTTCTATATAATGATTTATAGCATGACTAAGATATGCTTTTATAAAAGACTGCATGCTTTGTAAAGTATTGAATTTAAATAAATCATTATTTTGATATACTTTAAAAGTATTGATTTGCTCTAATACGTCACATTTATTAATTATAAGCCTTGTCACTCCAGAGGTCTTAACTGAATCAATAAGCTTATTTAAATTAAGCCAATTAACTATTCTTTTTCTACCAGTTGTAGATCCAAATTCTTGACCTATATCAATAATCATATTTAATTCTGGAATATCCCAAAGAGATTCTGGAAATAATGGATCTACTCCACTCTTTGTGTCATAAATTTTTGCTACTCCGATAATATCTCTAATTTTTTTAGGACTAAAACCTAAAGAGCAAGCGGAATATGGTAAGGTCTCACTACTTGTAACATATGGATAATCTCCATAATTTAAATCTAACCAAAAGCTTTGCGCGCCTTCACAAAGAATCTCTCCATAGAGTTTGCCATCCCAAATGTATTCTTTATTTAAATAATTTCCAGCAAGCTTGCCTACTCGCAAGGCTTTATCAGCATATGCTGGTGCAATACCTTGTCCAGTTGTTCCAAGTCTAGGTTTTAAAAATTTAAGATCATATTGAATGTGCTTCTCTGTTATTACGTGCGCTTTAGGACTCACCTTTATTAAAGACGTGTCAAAACCTTCTTTTTTAAGATAATCTATTTCATCATAAAATTTATCAATATTGATAACACAATTCGGACCAATAATACTAGGTTTATTTTTAAAAACTCCACAAGGAATAATATGAGTTTTATATTTTTTATCGTTGATATAAACTGTGTGACCTGCATTGGGGCCACCATTCCAACGACAAACCATATCATAATTTTTAGATATTGCATTGCTTATCTTACCTTTACCTTCGTCTCCCCAAGCTAGCCCGAAGATGATGTCAACTGCTTTTATCATTTTTCGCTAAATCTTCTTGGCCTTTTTGAAGCTCATTTAAATAATCTCCAAGGAGTTTTTTGCAAAAATTAGATCCATCAGCTCCACAACATTTTTTAAACTTTATATTATTAATTCCGCAATGATCATTTCTTTGCATTTTTGGAGCTAATCTTCGCACTGGGCCTCTTAAATATGGTTGAACATATGGTCCAATTTCTGGCAACTCTTCTTGTTGTTCTTGCATTATAGTTCTTGATTTGGGTTTCTAATGTCAAAAATTGAAACTTTAGAATCTTCATTTCTATCGTTTTTTACTACCACATTATATTCGTCAACAACACTTGATACTTCTCCATAAAAGCAATCAAAAGTATTATGGTTTAATATGACTGCCACTCTTTTTCCGACTATCCTCTTAAGTACATTTAATTTTTGTATATTTTTTTGTTTCATCTTCCACAAGTATATATCATATATTGATTAATATCAAGTTTTTAATTTAATTAACACTTTATATTTTCGTAAATTTCAATTTGATCTTTAAGCATTTTTTCCAATAAATCTCTTTTATAAAAATTACCTCTATATGATGTTGCATGTTCGCTATCAAATGGTTTGATATAAGAATCAAATATTTCACTTAATGACTTAAATGTTTTTTTAATTTCTGAAAATTTACCAATATAATTAAAATCTTTAATGTTTTCATATCCATGAAATAATTCTTTTATTGGTTGATATTTAATTCCATTATAATAGAAATATATTGGAATATTATTTAAAATAATATCTATATATTCTTCTAACGAATGATATTGATTAGCTTTAAAAACCATACTTATTCTTTCATCTAAAGATAGTTTATTTGTTACGTCTAGAGACAATTTATTTGTTTCATCTAAAGATGGTTTATTTGCTAAAAAATTCCAATAAGCAAAAAGTTCGTATATTTGATCTACTGGATGATTTATTATAGTAAAATGAAAATCTTCTTTTTTTTTATTTAAATTAGATGTACTAAAAACTCCATAAAGTACGCCTTCAAATCTTTCGTGTTTTAATGTCGCTGGTATCATTTTAAGTATATCATTAGAATTTTGATAATCGTTTTCATTGCATAATAAATAAGGATAATGAAACTCTTTAATTTGTTTATTTTCTACATCTGGATCATATAAGTCTATTCCATCTAATATAGAATCAAGTATTTTTGGATACAATCTTCCAGCCATAGCTTGATATATTATCATATAAATTATTCCTCATATCTTCCAGCGTATAATAACATTCTGAAATGGGCTTTTCTAAAAGATTCTATTCTAGAGGGTTGATGATTTCTTTGGTGAAGAATTAATTTATTTTCTAATAATATCGCTCCAGAAGTCGGCGTTGCTTCATCTTGACTTTTAAAAACTAATATATCATTGACTTTTAAATCCTTAATAGATTTTGGATTAATTTTCTTAAGGCCAACTTTGTCCATCCAATCTTTTCTACATTCATATGACCAAGACGAGTACGAATTATAATCTGGCCTTTGAAACCTTCCATCTTCTGGATCTGTAATTGGAATTTTTAATTGATCATTAGAATATCTTACAAAAATCGCACAACAATCATTTACTCCATATTGATAATTTAAATTGATGTATTTTTTGTAATGAAAATATTTTATAGGATCAAAAAAGTAAAATTTATTTTCAATAATATTATAAACAATATAAGGTAATTTTATTTCTAGACTAGAACTTATATCGTCATGTGAAAATCCTCCATTTTTTATATGAGAATGGTAGCATGCAATTATTTCTCCTTTTTTTTCGCAAATTTTTGCATCAATAGGTTTTATAACAAAATTAATTTTTTTATTAATTGCTATATTATCGCATGGATAAATTTCATATTTTTCATTGTTTTTATAAATTAACCCACAGATTTCTTCTTTGTGATTCAAGAGGGAATATGCTTTTATTTTCTTGAGAGTATTTTTTATTAAAAATTTATTCATATATTTACGTTTTTATGCCTTATTATGAATTTTAAAAATTTGAAATGTGCTTTTCTAATTGATTCTATTTTAGATATGTCGTTAAACGGATGATGTAGAACTAATTCATTTCCTATATATATCATACCATGACTTGGTTCACCTTTATTAAACCCATCAAAAACTAATATATCATGCTTCTTTAATTGAGAAATACCATTTACATCCATATCTACAAGGTCGTTTTGATTTGCCCATTCTTTGTATTCTTGCCTATGCCAAATCAGACAATTTTCTGGCGGCATGTATTTAGTAGCTCTATCTTGCGCTGGGTCTGACATTTCAATATCTAATTCATTTTTGTAAAAATTTCTTATCAATGAAAAGCAATCATTTTTACCATAATTAAATTTAAAATATAAATATTTTTTATATTGTTCATATTCAACTGGAGAAAAACAACTAATATTATCTTTTTTAATATTATACAAATAGTATGGTAGATTCACTTTAAAACTATTATTTATGTCTATCCAAGAAAATGAATTATTTTTAATATGAGAATGAAAACATGCAATAATTTTCCCACTTCTAGATGCATGTAAATAAGCGTGAGGATCTACTGCAAAGTTATTTTTTTTATTTGCAGCTACATTTTTGGCCCCAAGATAATATAAAATATCATCTTTTTGTAACACTAGGCCACAGCATTCTTCATTTACGTTTTGAATTGCATGCTTCTTCGCTTGGATTTGCCAATCATTTTCCATGGGCAAAACTTTCATACATGCTGTTTGGACTGTTTCTCACTATTGTTATTTTATCGTTCCAGATACCTCCGCGCATTTCCTCTATAGAACGCATACCTAGATAACTCATCGCACTCCTCAAACCATTTATAAAATCATAGACTATATCTTCTAGAGTCTTATCTTCTATTAAAGGTACAACTGTAACGTCTCCTTCGACAAATAAATTTTTTCTGTTTCCATCATATAAATCGTAATCTTCTACTACGTCTTGACTTGCCATTCCTCTGTATTTTGCGAATCTTTTACCATCTTTTTCAAAAATATTTTCTTCATCAACTACATCTGCTAATCCAGCAAATATTCTACCGCAAATAACAGAATCTGCTCCAGATGCAATAGCTTTTACTAAATCTCGTGGATATCTTATGCCTCCATCAGCTAATATACTTGGACGATTTTCTTCGCTAGTATTTTCATGCCTAAAATAATCTAAATTTGCTAATTGAAAATTTCTAACAGCTTTCCATGCGTACCCTAATCCTGTCACACTTGGGCATCCTATCCCAGTCTTAATTTGAGTCAAACACATGCTTCCTGGACCAATTAAATGTCTGAATCCATCTGCTTCAAGATTAGCTAATCTATAAACACTTTGTTTTGTTAAGGTATTTCCTACTATAATATCCTGCTTATAAGATGACTGCTTGTATTCAATAAGAAAATCTTCTACTCTAGAAGATAAACCGTTTGCTGTGTCCAAAAAGAAAATGTCTGTTACTTCAGATAACTCTTGTATCCTATTTTTTGCATCTTTCAAACCTATGGCTGTTATACAGAAATTACTTTCATTTTTAATTCGTTTTGCTTTATTTTTTTGAGATTCTATTGGCATGAATCTATGTATTACTCCAGCCCCACCAATTTGATTTATTTTTATGCAAGATTTTACAGATGAAACTGTATCCATGGGAGATAATACAATTGGAAAATCTATATATTTATTTTTAGAAATTTTTGTTATTGTGCTGACTTCTTTTCTGGATGTAATATCTGAAAAATTTGGCAATAAGGATATATCATCATATGTAATAGCTTCTTTAAAATCATATTTCATTTTAATGATTATACAATGTATTTTTTACTAAGTCAAATGTCGCTAAAAAATATATTATTCAGGTATTCCACTGCCTATTTTACCAATTGGGTAAGGAGTTCTGATTATGGAATCAGAATAATTTCTGTAAATATTATCACCTTTGATTGTAAATTCTGGATATGGTACTCTTACAATAGATTTAGGGTAAAGTCTATAAATATATTGGCCTTTTACAAGGTATGATGGATATGGCACTCTTACAATGGATTTCGTATAATTTCTATAAATATATGTTTGATTTCCATTCTCAGCTGTCGTCTGGGCTTTTAAATTTAAAACAAAAGCATTAGTCAACAATATCAAGTATATAATTTTCTTCATATTTAGATGATACAATGGATAAATAAAAAATGCAAGTATCTTTTTTAATATTTCTTCTTTTTTGAGCAAACGAGCTAGTGTATTTATTATTAATTGGTTCTTCATAACAATAGCATTTTATTGATAATAAAGAATCCTCTGAGATGAATGACTCGGCTAAACAATTAATATTTTTATATATATCCGTTGGAATAATTTGAAATAATACGTTTCTCAAATAAAATCCAGAACTTATGGTATTTGAAGCTTCTGGCAAGATATCGCAGTCTTGTTCAGCAAAAAATTTAAACGTATTATTATTAATTTTTTCTGGATTTTTACTAGAAAAATTAGTCTTTAAAATTGGTATGATTATATCGTTCATTAAATTTTAATAAGTTGGATTTTATAAAAATTAAAAATATCAAAACATCCTTTGTCGTTATGATAATCTTCTTTGTATATCACTTTTTTAATTCCATATGATGCTATATTTGATGCGCAAGCTGAACATGGTAGTAACGTAGTAGCTAGAATGTAAGGCTCTTCTTCTCTTTTTATTCTAGATAAAGCGTTTATCTCAGCATGTATAACATATTTTCTTCTCAAATCTCGATCAAGCCAAAAGCTTTTATCCATATCTATCTTTGGCAAAAGACCATTGTATCCTGTTGATAGTACTCTACCTTCTTTATTCAAGATGCAACATCCTACTTTTTGATGAAGATCTTCTGATCTTTTAGAGCATTCGCTTGCTATATTAAGCGCAAGTTCTTCAAATGAAATTCTTCTCATAATTTATATAACAAATAAATAGAGAACAATATTATTAAAACAAATTTTAATTCCATATTAGTATATTATCATAATACTAATGACTTGACAAGACATTTTATTTTTATTATAATGATTGTTATGATTATAGGCATAACTGGCGTGGCTCGCTCAGGTAAAGATACATTTTATTCAATATTGAATAAATATTTAGAAGAAAAACAGCTAAAATCCCAAAGGTTAGCTTTTGCAGATGATTTAAAAAAAGAATTAAACGATTTCACTAAAGAAAAATTTAAAATAGACTTATTCAAATGTGATGGACCAGATAAAGAATTAGTTAGACCTCTTATGGTGGCATATGGAAAATGTAGAAGAAGTCAAACTGAAGGCAAATACTGGACATCTCAGCTTGATATTAAAGTAGAAAAATTATTAAAAGAAGCAACTATACCTATTATAACTGACGTAAGATATATAGAGTATAAAGATGATGAATACGCTTGGTTAAAATCTCATAATGGTATATTGATACATTTGTCTAGAAAACTAGATGATGGAACTCTTATCCTCCCAGCCAACATTGAAGAAAAAGCAAATGATAATAAATTAAAAACTGTTGCCGATTTTTCTATATGTTGGGAGACTTGTCAAGATACAAACTTCTTGTATGAGCTTATGCAGAAGAACTTAAGGAATATATATGACAGACTTAGACCTAATTAAAAATATAAGAGATAACAAAGATAATGAATCATTAAAATCACTAATTGATCGTCATAGTGGTATTTTTTGTGAAATCGTTAAAAGATACCAACATTTTGTAACTCAAAAAGGACACGATCCAAAAGACTTATTTGAAGAGAAAGATATGGTGGTATATCAATCCGCATTATCATTTAATGAAGATAAAAATATAAAATTTTCAACATGGTTAGGAAATCAAGCTAGATATCATTGTCTAAATTTTTTAAATAAAAATGCTAAATTCTTCCCTACAGAAAACAATTATTTGCAAAATATAATAGAAAGTAGCCAAGATAATAAAGAAAATCTTAATCAAGAGAATTGTGAATATTTTTTAAATATACTTAAATCGCTTAAAGATAAGAGGGCCTATAAAATATTTAAAATGAGATTCTTCTCTAGTAATAAAAAAAATAGATCATGGAACGCTATAGGTAAAAGATTAAATATGAGTACTCAAACTGCAATTAATATTTATAATAAACATATGCAATTTTTAAAAATAAAATCAAATAAAAATTTCAACGATCAAATATAAAATCTTGACATTTTATATAGAACAAGATACAATTATAGAATATGAATACAAACACAAATACAAATAATACAGAAAGCAAGAACAACGATTGGTCAAAAAGAGAAATTGGGGCACTTTGGAAGAAGTCTGGTCCTACTCAAAAGTATCTATCAGGATATTTGACAATTGATGAATTTGGTGCCAAAACCAAAGTCAATGTTGTTGTTTTCGGTAATAAAAACAAATCAAAAGATACTGCTCCCGACTTTAGAGTATACTTATCTAAAGAAGCGGTTAAATCTGGGTCTTCAGAAGTGGAAGCTAGTGTTCCTCAAAAAGCTTCTAAAGTCCAGAAAACTCAAGTAATTGAGGAAACAGAAGAAGTATTGTAATGGAAGTAGCTTTAAATATACCATTAAATAATCTAAGCTTTGGCCAAACATCTTGTGCTTTAGCCCAAAAATTATTTGATAAAAAATATAAAGCTAAAATTTTCCCTATAGGTAATGGAGTAGACTTATCCTCTCAAAAAATTGATCCAAATTTTAATGATTGGTTAAATAAGTCTATTGCTTGTGCCTATAGGGAATTTTCCAAAAAAGAAAAAATTTTTAAGTTATGGCATATTAATGGTTCTTTAGAAAGTTTTTCAGAAAAACAAATATTATTTTCTTTTTATGAATCAGATAGTCCAACTGATACTGAATTAAACATTGTAAAAAATAATCATAAAGTAATATTTTCTTCTAAATTTACTTGTGATATTTTTAAGAAATATGGATGTTCAAATATAGAGTATATACCATTATTTTTTGATAGTAAAAATTTCAATAAGAAAGATAAAAAATATTTTAATGATGATAGAATAGTTTTTAATCTTGTAGGAAAATTAGAAAAAAGAAAAAATCATAAAAAAGTTATTCAATCTTGGGCTAAGAAGTTTGGAAATAATCCTAAATACTACTTACAGTGTGCAATATTTAATCCATTTTTAAAACAAGAAGATCAGACGGCGTTATTATCTCAAATATTAGAAGGTAAAAAATATTTTAATGTATCTTTTTTAGGTTTTATGCAAACTAATGAAACCTACAATGATTTTCTAAATAGTGGAGATGTTATTATTGGAATGAGTGGTGGAGAAGGATGGGGCCTTCCAGAGTTTCATTCTTTGGCGCTAGGAAAACATGGAGTATTCTTAAATGCTCATGCATATAAAGATTGGGCTGATGAAAAAAATGCTATATTAGTTGATCCATCTGAAAAGATTGAAATTTATGACAATATGTTTTTTAATAAAGGCACGCCTTTTAATCAAGGTAATATTTTTACATTTAAAGAAGATGATTTTATATCTGCTTGCGAAAAAGTAATAAATAGAGTAGAAACGAATAAATTAAATGCAGCTGGTCTAGAATTGCAAAATCAATATACTATTGATAATACTGTTGATAATATTTTAAAATTAATGGATTGATATGCCAGAATACTTGTATCAGCATCCTAATAATAGTAAAACAATCTCTTTGGTACAAGGCGTGAATGATAAGCATGAGTATACTGATTCTAAAGGTGTAAAATGGAATAGAGTTTTTACTTCGCCTCAGATAAATACTCAAGATAAACTATCGATAAATTCAAGCGCGCAAGATTTCGCAAGAGTAACATCTTCCCAAAAAGGTAACGTTGGAGATCTTTTTGATAGAAGCAAAGAGCTCTCAGAAAAACGTGAAAAAATTCATGGTAAAGATCCAATTAAAAACAAATACTTTAAAGACTGGAGTAAAAAACGTAGCGGTAAAAAGCATCCCAAATCATATGGCGATAGTTAATTCCAGTATTCTTCCTTCATTCTTTTAACTAAAATTATCCAATTATTAAGATGATTAGCAATTTCATTATGCTCGCTATTATAAAAACCATCTAAAGCTTTTTTATAAAGAAAATTTTTACTCGGAAACTGCCTTCGTCTTCTGTCTAGGCTTTTATCAAATAAACTAAGTAATGTAAAATAATACTTTGCCAAGTCTTCATTCGGCTCATATAAAGTTTCCCAAGAGTCTTGAATATCTACATTTTCTATTTTCCGCTTATCTAGTTTAGGATATATATTGCTTATCGTTTCACTTACATAATTTTTTTCATTAAAATCATATTTGGAATCTAATGTTATTTTATATATATGTAGTTTTGTAAAAAGCTCAAAACTGATAGTTAATATCCCTTCTTCAAGATTATCCTTAGCTAATTCATTTATAATTAAATTAAAATCTTTAGGGTCTTCTGTCAGAATATAGACCTTTTCTTCTGATAACTTAGTTTTTTTAGATATATATTCTATATCAGATAAATTTAACATTTATTTTTTTAAAAAATGATTTTGTATCATTTCAAAATTCTTATCTAGTTTGTCTTCTATTCTATCAAAGTAACTTTCAAAAGATTCTTTAGTCATATATGTTGTGCTAACTTTTAATGCTAAATCAGCTATCTCTTGTTGATGTTTTCTAGCCTCTAATTCTAATTCTTTTCTTAAAGTAATAAAATCACTAAATGTTTTATCGTTTATATCTTTCATTAAATTCTCTTGCTTATCGAAAAGAGAGAATACTCTGGTAAATAGCCATCCACCCAGAAAAGATAGAGCTCCTAAGACTAAATTAAATATGATAGTAATATCTAGATTCACATAGATAATTACACATTATATATGCTATTATAATTTTAAATTAGAAAAGTCATCATCAGATATATCAGTCTTCCTTGCTCCAATTTTATATGATGATATCTCTGTTTCTTGGGGTGCAACTTGTACTTTGCTACTGTCTAAATAGCTATCATGCCATCCAGCAATAGGATTATCTTTTTGATTGAATATCTTCTTGTAACCCAAGCTTCTTAGCCTACTATCGCAAAGCCACTTAGAGTACCCATCTAAAACGTCAGAATTTAATCCAAGTAAACTGCCATTACTGAATAGATACTGAGCCCATTCACTTTCATTCTTTGCGGCTTGTTCATAGAAAGCGTATATCTTATCTTCATTTTTCTTTACAATAGACGTAAAACCTTCTTTATCTTCATCACGAAGAATTTTCAAAAGATTTTGAGAGGTAGCAAAATGCAAAGCTTCATCTCTTTGAATGAATTTAATGATTTTAGAATTACCTTCCATCTTACCACGATATCCAAAATAGAAAGAACAAGCGAAAGAAACGTAAAATACAAGTCCTTCCATAACATTAATAGAAAGGATAGCATCAAAAATCTTTTGTTTAACATCTTTCTTTTCGTCATCTCCAAGAATTTTATCAAAATTATTTCTAATTAGTTCGGCGCGACTTGTAATTTCTTTGTCTTCCATTATACTATCAAAGAATTTAGTTGGATCTGGGTAGACATTGTTAAGGAGATAAGAGTAGCTATAACTATGAATACCTTCAAATTGAGCCCAAGTATTCATGCATATTTCAAGTTCTGGATTGCTTACATAATCTTTTAGACTATGTATGCTTCTGGATAACATCGAATCTCCAAGAGTTTGAAATCTTAAATTACTATCAAATACAAATCTTTCGGTATCAGTTAAGTTCTGATAATCACTTCTATCTTTTCCTAAAGCAATTTCATGAGGCCACCAAAAGTTTTCATTTTGCTTTTTAAATAATTCAAAAAATATTGGATACTTGAATCTATCATATCTTTGTAAGTTTAGATCTTCTCCAAGAAACAAAGGCTGTTTAGTATAATCTACATTTTTTAAATTTAAAACTGTTTTCATAGAGTTATAGTTTACACGCTCCGCTAGCGCAATCATCTTCTTTTTGCGTCATAGATTGTTCTTTGTCTCCATCATCTGTATTGTTATAATATAAGCTTATCAATCCAAGGCTATATGCATACATTATCTCTTTCATGACTTTGGAATCTGGTAGTATATTATCTTCATAATGATTATAATTGTAGTATACATTAGTTGATATAGCCATGTCAATGTATTTTTGAATAACAGCGTTAATTTTTAATAATCCAATATTGTCTTTGAGATCATAAGCTAATTCATAATTATCATGGTATTTTCCAATTCCTGGAACCATGACTGGAAGTTTACCCATTTTACTAGTTTTGTAAGTCATAAGACTACGGATAGGTTCAACTCCATTAGTTGAGCATTGAATTACCGAACTACTTTCACAAGGCATACAAGAAGATAACGTAGAATGTCTAAGTCCAAATTCTTTTACATCTTTTCTTAATTTCTCCCAATCAAGTGTTAGTTTTCTTTTAACTAATTCATCTACTTTATCTTTATATGTGTCTATTGGCAATATGCCTTTAGAGTATTTTGTACTTTCAAATTTTTCACACTTGCCTTTTTCTTTAGCTAATTCAAGACTGCTCTTTAAAAGATAATACTGAAAATGCTCCATCCACTCATCAATAACTACTAATGACTTATCTGAACTATATTTTAATTCATTTTTAGCAAGAAAAGCCGCAAGATTAGTTATTCCTACGCCAAGGCTTCTACGTTTTTTAGCAAAATTTTCAGCAGCGATATTAAAGTAATCTTGAATGTCTATGATTTCATCAAGAAATCTTACGATAAGATCGCAGGTCTTTTCAAGATCTAGCCAGTTTTTAATTTCTAGCATATTCACTGCCGAAAGAATACACATCCCAATTTCGCCATTTTTATCATGATAATCATTTAATGGAATAGTCGGATGAATGACCTCAGTACAAAGGTTGCTCATTGTAACTTTGTCTAGCCAAGCACCATGATTATTTGCATGATCAACATTAAGTATATAAATACGTCCAGTTTCAACTCGTTCTTTTATTATAAGAGAAAACAATTTACGGGCAGAGATTTTCTTTTTAATTTTTAATTTTTTAGATTCACATTCTTTATATACTTTATCGAAGTCTTTAGTTCCCCATGCTTCATATAACTCTGGAACTTCAGCATTGTTAAATAAAATAATATCTTCATCTTTTAAAACTCTATCATAAAATAGCTTACTCATCCCAATGGTATAATCTAATTTTCGAACTCTGTTATCATCTGTGCCAGCGTTGTTCTTCAATACTATTATATCTTCAATTTCATAATGCCACCATTGAATATTGCAGGTAGCACTTCCTCCTCTTAATCCGTTCTGTTGCCAAGCTTTAACACTACTTTCGTAAATCTTTAAAAATGGAATTAAACCAGTGTGCACTACTTCTCCATTCTTTATTGGTGATCCAACTGCTCTAATTTTACTTACATCTATTCCAATTCCACATCTATTGGCTGTTGCCATACTTACGGCAGTTGCACTAGCTGTAATACTTTCTTTGGTATCGTCAACTCCTATTAGACAGCAACTAGCGTAATTTCTACTGCTGGTTCTGACTCCAGCCATTATTGGAGTTGGGAGATTAATCTTATGCTTACTAATAGCATCATAAAATTTTCTAACATAAGAAAGTCTAATTTCTGCAGGATATTTAGCAAAAGAATATGCAGCTATTAATATATAGGCAAATTGTGGAGTTTCATGAATTTGATTTGTGGTTCTATTCTTAATTAAATATTTATCGCAAAGCTGTTTTATGCCAGCATATGTAAAAATGAAATCTCTTTCGTGATCAATGAATTCACCAATTTTATTTATCTCATCTTCTGAATAATTTTCTAAAATTATAGGATCATAAATTTTATTCTTAATGCTTTGATTTAAAAACTCTGATAATCTTGGAGCATGCTTACCCTTCCAAACGTCTTTTCTTAATTGATAATTTAGAAGTCTTCCAGCAACAAATTGATAATTTGGTTTTTCAATAGAAATAAGGTTTGCTGCGCTTTCAATCAATAAGTTGTGTATCTCTTTACTTGTTATGCCATCATGTATGTTTATTTTAGCGTTAATTTCAATATCCGTCAAACTAACCCCGCTATAACCATCAATTGCCCAATGTATTACTTTATTAATTTTTTCTACATCAAACTTTTCAGTTGCACCGTTTCTTTTCTTAATAGTAAAATTTTTGCTCATTTTTTGTTTGTGATGTAAAGAGTAGTTTACAGCATTTTTAATTTTTATAAAAGAAAAATAACCAAATTAGTGTTAATAACTTCATATCTTGTTAAAGAAGTGTACTGGTCTTATATCTGTTCTTAATAAATATTTCCCAATGAGCTCCTACAAAGCATAGCTTTCTCTGTGTTTTACCACAAGCATGCTTGAGCCGTTAGTTCAATTTCCCAATTGAGTCCATAAGCCTTTCGGCCCCTAACACTTATCGGATGTCGGTAGGATCATCCATCGCGTGTTAGCTCTTTCACCTACACTCCCAGAATTGCTTCTGGTTTCTCAGGTCGCAAGCTAGTAGCGTTGCCTGACGTTAAGAACTAATCTAACTCACCATTTTAAGGAGTACGGCGAACCTTTTCGCTTTTCAGCGAGATGTCGTACTATATTAAGGCAATAAATATATTTTGTCAAATAAAATTAATTGACATTCTTATAATAATAAGTTACTATTATCTATAGTAATGAGCAAAAAAATACTTTTTATTTCAGATTATAATTTATCACATGCTCCAGGAGGAGCACAAAGAAGCAATGATATAATTATCCAAAAAGGAAGAGAGCTGGGCTATTCAATACTTGAAGCAAATTATAATTTCAATTTTAAAATTGAAGATTTTGATCAATATGATATATTAATTTCATCTAATTTAGAAGCAATATACGGTTCAGATAATAGTATCATAAATAAAATAGCAAAACATAAAAATCATATTAGATTAGAGCATGATTCAAATAGATATTTATCGAAAGAACATAGAGAAAAACTTTTTAAATCATGTAAAAAAACAATATTTTTAACTGATTTTCATCACGAAATATTTATAAAAATGTATGGAGATATTTTTAATGGAGTTCATATAGTATATGATCCAATAGATACAGATTTATTTAAAGATGAAGAGCGGAAAAGAGAAGATAAAGTTTTATATGTTGGTTATATGCATGAATTAAAAGGAACATTTGCATTTTTTGAATTCGTATTAGCGCACCCAGAAATGAAATTTGTAATAGCTGGATGGGGACAAAAAACTTTTGATTTTCTTGCTAGAAATATACCAAACATAGAATATCTTGGGCCAATTCCTTATGAAAATATGCATAAAGTATATAATCAATACGATATTGTTTATTATAGTCCAGTTATTCCAGAACCCTTTTGTAGATCAGTCGCAGAAGCTTCAATGTGTGGAATGAAAATGATATCAAATTCTCCTAATATAATTGGATCTTTAATTGAAATGTCCAAAGTGGGTCAGGAAAAATTTAAAGAAAATTGTAAAAATGCTTCCAAAAAGTTTTGGGAAGTCATAGATGATTAAAATAATTTCTTGTTTTTGGAATGCTTCAAAATATATTGAAGAATCTATAAATTCAGTAAAAAATCAAACGTTCAAAGATTTTAAAGTATATTTATTAGACGACGTATCTACAGACGACACAATTGAAAAAATAAAGTCTTTAATAGAAAATGACAACAGATTTCAACTTATAGTAAATAAAGATAAAAAATTTAAATTAAAAAATATTGATGATTTAATAAGAAACGAATCAGAAATAGATGATGAAGATATTATAGTCGAATTAGATGGAGATGATCAATTTTCAAATAATGATGTCTTAAATTTCATAAATAATAAATACAAAAATAATCCTAACTTATGGCTGACGAATGGAAGCTTTGTATATAAAGATGGTAAAATTGGTTTCTCTAATAAAGTTGATTATTCTCAAATCAGAAAACAACCCTTCCGATTTTCTCACTTGAGAACGTGGAAGGCTCATTTATGGAAAAAAATAAATCCAGAAGATTTTAATCATCAATTTGGAAATCCAATTACAAGCGCACCAGACTTAGCGTACTCATTTCCAATGGCAGAGATGGCTGGAAGCAATCACTATGAATTTATATCAGAAGTGCTTTATATTTATAATGATGAAAGCCCTTATAATGAATTTAAAAATGAAAGCGCTGGAGGAGGAAAATTTCAACAATTTCTTTGTGAGTCAGAAATAAGATCCAAAAATCCTTATGAGCCAATCTAAAATAAAATTTTATTTTCCAAGATGGATATTTCCTAATAATCTTGGTGATAGCTTAGTGTGTACATTTGTTCCAAAAATTTTAAAAAAAATTTACCCAAACTCAGAATTAGAAATAATTACTTATGGATTTTTAATTGATTTATTTAAATTAGATAGTCATGTAGATATAGTCAGAGAACCAAATGAAGAAGAGCGATATTTAAATTTTCAACAATATGCATTTTCAGAGCAGCAAGAAGAAAACATTAAAGTAATATATCCAGATTGGCACCCTAAAGTATTTTCTTTTTGGAAAGAGCATTTTAAGATGTTGGAAGATCATCCTACTGCAAATATTATAACAGTAAATTATCTTTTGCAATTGAGACTAGAGCATCTATTATTTAATAAAGATATTAATTTCCTAGGATCTTTAGATATTGAAAGCAATCATAATGCTACGAATTTTATTAATATTGGAATAGTTCCTACCACTAAACTTTCTGGCAAGGCTAATCCTCATCCAGACTGCGATGGAAAAGGTTTTCGATTTAATGGTATGAAAGGATTAGAATCTTGGAAGGAACTCGTATCTACAATGAAAAATCTAAATAATAAAATAAAAATATTTGAATTTTCTAAAGAGAATTTTGGACTTGGAGATCATCATTTTGAAGATGATGGTAATATTTTTACTTTAATAAAAAATGTTGACTTTATGGATTTTGGAATTATGAGCGATGGAGGCATTCATCACGCTTTTAATATAAGAAATAAACCAGTAGTCTTGTTTCAAGCATGCTTAATTAACAAGGTAGAATTCTTTAAATTAGGTAATGCATTTTTTCCAGAACACTTGCACTTAGAATGTAGGAAACATTGCCCATCATATTTTCTTCAAAGTTTTGGTGGAGAGAATAAATCTTTATCATGCAAGAGGGAATGTGAAAATTTATCGTCAAAATCCCTTGCAGAGTATATAATACATAACGTAATAAAATGAGAACCGCAGTATTTCAATTTTTAATTGGCCCATCCAATGGGCAAGAATATTGTATTAAAAGTATTGGTAAATATTGCCAAAAATACGGCATCGAACATTACGTATCAGATCAAATAGTCGTTAATGGTCCACATATAATGTTTGAAAAATATCAACTTTTTTCTTTATTGAATTCTGGTATAGATAGAGTTTTGTATCTTGATGCGGATATAATGGCGACACCAAATGCAGAAAATATATTCGATAAATATAATAATAATGACATATTATATGCATATGATGAAAATGATCATCCAGAATGGATGGATAGGGATAAATATATATATGAAAATTTGTCTAATGTAAAATGGCCACAAAATATTAAAAATAAAAAACAATACTTCAATGCTGGAGTTCTTCTTTTTTCTAAAAATTTATTAGAGCAGTGCAAAAATTCATTTAGATTAAATGATATTCCAGAATGGCCAGATATATGGTATTTTGGAGAACAAACAATAGTTAACTATTGGGTAGCTAAAAACGGTATTCCATTTGAAAGTATCGACTATAAATTCAATCGAATGGATTTGGGTAATTATGATTTGAATAACGAAAGATATAAGTCAAATTTCATTCATTATGCAGGACCATGTAAATATGGTAATGGAAACAAACAAGAAACAATGAAAGAAGATTATCAAGCTTTATACGAAAGATAAAAAACATGCAAGACTTTAGAAGCAATGAAGGAGTAAAAATAGACGTAGTTCACGCTCATTTAATTGTGGGTTTAATTCTTAGTCAAAAACCATCTAGTATTTTAGAACTAGGTCTTGGAGGAGGCAGAAGTTGTGATGCAATTTTAGCTGGAATTGAGTTTAATAAAAACAATCCAAAATTTAAAATAGTAGATAATTGGTTAGATTGGAATCATGAAATTCCACAAAATGTTATGGAAATATACGGCAAAAAAGCAGAGATTGTCACTATGGATGAAAAAGAATTTGTTTTCTCTACAAAAGAGAAATTTGATTTTATTATGAGTGACGCAGACCATAATAGAACAAATCAATGGTTTGAACATGTTTACGAAAATCTTCTTAATGACAAAGGGATATTAATTTATCATGATATTAATATTGTTGAAGAATCTTTTGTTAATTTAAGAGAGATATATGAAATTTGTAAAAAAAGAAATATACATCATTATCTTTTTAATAAAAATTCTTTAGTTGGAGAAAGATGTCAAAGAGGACTTTTAGTAATTTTTAAAAATTCATGAAAATAAATTTAGTAGATGTTAACAAAGGTATTGCCCCATATTTTAATAATCACTGGCCATTTCCAGAAGTTGAATATATTTCCCCAGTTAAAGAATTTGATGGCATTTCGTTATTCACAGATGAAATGTGTTTTCATGAAGTTGTTGATGATATAAAATCAAAATACAAAATAGCATGGGCGTTAGAAAGCCCAGTAATTAAACCATATGTGGAATCTTATATTAAAAGAGTTGAACATAAATTTGATTATATTTATATGTATAATCCACCAAAAGATAATCCAAAATATAAACAGGCTTATTTTGGTGCATGCTGGATAGTAAAAGAAAATTGCAAAATATATGATAAAAGCAAACTATTATCCATAGTTGCATCCAACAAAAACCATGCTCCTGGACATAAACTTAGACATGAAATTATTGCCAAGAAATTGCACAAAGATTTAGAATTATGGGGCAGTGGATATAATTGGTTTAGCGATAAACCAGAAGATAGAATTAAACCATTTAAAGACTATATGTACGTTATTGTTATAGAAAATTGCCAATATCCAAATTACTTTACAGATAAAATTATAGACTGCTTTGCTAGTGGATGTATTCCAATTTATTGGGGGGATCCAAATATTAGCGAACATTTTAATAAAAATGGATTCCATACATGGAATACAATAGAAGATTTAATCAAAATACTTGAAATTATTGGTCCAGAAGACTATTATAATAAAATGCCATATATCAAAGAAAATTATGAAAAATTTGAGAAATTTGCATCCCCAGATAAATGGATGTACGACAATTGCTTTACTAAATTATGAGTGATTGCAAATATCAAACTTGGCGTAGTATTTTTTTAAAAAATGTTGGATTTAATAATACTCAAGATTTTGACATATATGAATTTGGGGTTTGTTCTGGAAGATCAGTAAAAGAATTTTTGCATTATATTCCAAATAGCAAATTTAATAAAATCTATGGTTTTGATTCTTTCGAAGGGCTTCCATTTGACGACACAGAACCTTTATGGCAAGAGTCTTGGTCGAAAGGAAATTTTGATTCTAGAAAAGAAACTAACACAGACTCACCAGAAGAGGCTAGTGAATTCATAGAAAATTTTATTAATAATGAGAGTTATATTCCTATAATTGGATATTATAATAATGTATTAAATGATGATTTACTTAAGAAACATAATTTGAGAAAAGCTTTGATTTTAGATATAGATGTTGATCTATATTCATCAGCCTACACTGTCTTAGATTTTATTTTTAAAAATAAACTGTACGAGAATGGAGTAACGACAATATTTTATGATGATTGGGGTGGCAGTATAGGTTTTGAAAATAATTCTAGTGGAGAATCAAGGGCACATAAAGAATTAACAGAAAAATATAATATTAAGACAGAGCAAATATTTTCAATAGGAAACGAGTTTCCTCACGTACATAAAATTTTTAAAATTTTGTAATTTATGCTAGATATATCTAAGCAAGATTATGACACGCAAATATTATCATTTAATACTAATATATATAATCGTTTCTTAAAAAGAAAAGATGTTGTTTATGACATAGGAGCGTACAAAGGAGTACTGAGTGTGAATTTTGCTAAAATGGGATTCGATGTTATAGCAATAGAAGGATCGCCAATTAATTTTAAAATATTAGTTGAAAATACTAAAGAATATCCAAATATTAAAACAATAAACTTGGCATTACACGAAATCAATCAAGATAATATAATCACCAGATTTAACGACTGCTCTCCTGTTAGCGAGCATATTGCGCAAAATATTACATATCGCACTCTTCCTAAAATTATTGAAGAAAATAATTTACCATTTCCTAAATTGATTAAAATGGATATAGAAGGCATGGAAACTTTAGCTTTAAAAGTTTGCATTGATATAATAGTCCAGCATAGGCCAATCTTTCAATTATCCACTCACGATACTTATGAACATGGTATTCAATGTGTCTATGATAATTTTCCAGGATTTAAAAAAGTATCTAATGGTGGGTTTGATTTTAATAAATTTTTTGATATGAATTATTTAGCTTTTGATATGGACATGAAGAAGAAAGATAAAATTGATGGTTTTAACGAATATTTGTTAATTCCAAAAGAAATTTTATAATTATGAAAAACGTTTTAGTATTGGGGTCGAGCGGTCAAATTGGATTTGCTTTAAAAAATTATCTATCAATTAAATATAATGTAACAGAATTTGATATAGAAAGATCGCTAGAAGAAGATTTGCGTAACAGGTATATATTGGATAAATTATTACAAGATACAGATTTTGTTTTTTTTCTAGCTTTTGATGTAGGAGGGTCTACTTATCTAAAAAAATATCAAGATACAAAAGAATTCATGGACAATAATATGAAGCTTATGCTTTACACTTTTGAATCTTTAGAGAAATACAAAACGCCATTTATATTCGCTTCTAGTCAAATGGCAAATATGAGCTATTCAAATTATGGAATTTTAAAACATATTGGAGAAAAATATACTCAAATGCTAAATGGTATTTTAGTTAAATTTTGGAATGTATATGGTTTAGAAAAAGATGAGAAAAAGTTTCATGTAATAACTGATTTTATTAAATCAGCTAAACAAAATAATCATATATCAATAAAGACCTCTGGAGAAGAAGAAAGGCAATTTCTTCATGCAGATGATTGCTCTTCTTGCTTAGAGATTTTAATGAATAAATATTCAGAATTACCAAGAGATAAAGACTATCATATTACTAGTTTTGAATGGACTAAAATTATTGATATAGCTAAAATAATAAGCTCAATATCTAATACAACTTATTCAATTGGAGAAGCGTATGATATTCAATTAAATAAAAAAAATGAACCAGATGAATATATTTTGAATTTTTGGCAACCTAAAATTACTTTAGAAAATGGAATTAAAGATATATATAATCAAGTGTGAAAAGAGCAATAGTTTGTGGAGCAGGTGGTTTCATAGGATCACACCTAGTAAAAAGATTAAAAGATGAAGGATTTTGGGTAAGGGGAGCTGATCTAAAGCTTCCGTTATATTCCCAAAGTCCAGCAGATGAATTTCTAGTTGGAGATTTAACTGATCCTAATTTTGTAAGAAATGTAATATGCGAAGATATAGATGAATTATATCAACTTGCAGCAGACATGGGTGGAGCAGGATATATTTTCACTGGGGAAAATGACGCGAATGTAATGCACAACTCGGCACTCATTAATTTAAATATTGCTCATGAAGCAGTTATCAAAAAGGTTAAAAAAGTTTTCTATAGTTCTTCTGCTTGCGCTTATCCAGAACACAATCAATTAGATCCAGAGAATCCAAAATGCTCGGAAGAATCAGCTTATCCAGCAGCCCCAGACAGCGAGTATGGCTGGGAAAAGCTATTTAGCGAAAGAGTTTTCTTAGCATATAAGAGAAATTATGGACTAGATGTGCATATAGCCAGATATCATAATATTTTTGGTCCAGAAGGAACGTACAAAGGAGGCAAAGAGAAAGCTCCAGCCGCGCTCTGCAGAAAAGTAATAGATGCAGAAGATAATGGAGAAATTGAAATTTGGGGAGACGGAAAACAAACTAGATCGTTTTTATATGTTGATGAATGTATAGATGGAACAATTAGGTTGATGAGATCAAATTTTGAGGGACCAGTTAACATTGGTTCGGAAGAAATGATTTCTATTAATGACTTTGCAAAGATGATAATAGGATTAAGTGGTAAAAATATTACTATTAAGAATATTACTGGGCCACTAGGAGTTAGAGGCAGAAACTCTGATAATAAATTAATAAAAGAAAAATTGAGTTGGTCTCCTTCAAGGCCTTTAAAAGAAGGTATCCAAAAGACATTCGAATGGATTAAAAATCAAATAAACTAATGAGTCAAAATTTTAAAGAGACTTATTATGGTAAAAAAATAGATACCGCAAATATCCTAAACATTGAAGATGCTAGCAAGTTAATCAATAATAGAAAAACAGTAGTCATTACTGGTGTTACTGGTCAAGATGGAAGTCATATGGCGGATTTTTTATTAAAAAATACCGATTATTTAGTATTTGGAGGAGTTAGAAGATTAAGCGTATATAATCACGAAAACATTAAACATATTAAATCTGATAGATTTTATTTAATTAATTTTGATTTAACTGATTCTCATGCAATATCAAGAACAGTAGAAAAGCTTCAACCAGATTATTTTATTAATTTTGCGGCTCAAAGCTTTGTTGCTAGTAGTTGGGATTTTGCTCGTCAAACTTGGCAAACAAATTCTACAGCTGTACTTGATATACTAGAGGCAATAAGACTTTATAAACCATCATGCAGACTGTATCAAGCTGGATCAAGTGAAGAATTTGGAAATGTGATCTATACTCCTCAAGATGAAAAACATCCATTACGCCCAAGAAGTCCTTATGGAGCAAGCAAAGCTGCATCAAGACAACTCATAAAAGTATACAAAGAATCTTATAATCTTTATGCTATACAAGGTTGGTTGTTTAATCACGAAGGAATTCGTAGAGGAGAAGAATTTGTAACAAGAAAAATAACTAAAAACATAGCTAGAATCCATTCGGCTATAAAAAATAATCAAGATTTTATCCCACTAGAGTTAGGGAATATAGAAGCCAAGAGAGATTGGAGCGATGCAGAAGATTTTGTAGATGGAGTTTGGATGATGCTAAATCAAGATGTATACAATAAAAATTATAATGGCACCCCAGATGATTATGTATTTTCTTCTAACGAGACTCATACAATCAAAGAATTTGTACAAAAAGCTTTTAATGTGGTTGGAATAAATGGAAAATGGATTGGGGAAAATGAACATATTATATATACTACAGAAGATAACAAGATACTTGTTCAAATCAATCCTAAATTCTACAGACCAGCAGAAGTCGAATTACTGCTTGGAGACTCAAGCAGAGCTAGGCAGGAACTAGGATGGACTCCAAAAATATCATTTGACAAACTAGTAGAAAAGATGGTAATATCGGATATTGAAAATTACAAGCCATAAACTTTGCCAATTTATAGTTAAAAAATATATTAACCAGAAAATAGATTGGGCAAGGGAAATCAAAATAGCTCAAAAATTAATAAAAACCTACGAAGGTTATTCATTTTGGAATGGGCTCAAACCTATCAAATTAACTAGTTTGGCCTTCTTTTTAACAGAAGATGGGAAGAGCTTTATTGCTATGGAAAAAAAGAAAGATAATCTAGAGCTAGATAAACCAATTAAATTTGAAATACAAGAAGCGAAAATTGGAGAAGATAAAAAGGTTTGCAAAAAACCCAAAAGCCTGCTAGATTTTATAAACTTTAAAAACATTTAATTATATGCAACAATTTCCTTACGCTAAAAAACAAAATAGCGACAACAATACAGAGCTTTGTGATCTCTTTTATAAATATTTGTCAGATAAATCCCCACAAATATTTCATTCTTATTCTCCCGAATATTTTAATTTACTTCAAAATACAAAATATACAGCCAAAAATATATTAGAAATAGGAATTGGAAACAAACAATTAATGGAATCAATATCTGGACCAGATTATGTTCATGGAGCGAGCTTAAAAGCTTGGAGGGACTTCTTTCCTAATGCAAATATTTATGGATTAGACATAGATAACTCAACCCTCTTTCAAGAAGAAAGAATAAAATGCTTTTATACAGATCAATCAAAAGAAATTGAACTTGAAAAAAGTATAAATGAAATTCTAAAAGATAATCAAAATCAAAAATTTGATCTAATTATAGATGATGGAAGTCATTACGAAGATCATATGATTTTAACATTTTTTTATTTACATAAATATTTAAATACTAATGGTATTTACATTATAGAAGATATCAAATCTCATGAAATACCAAGATTCGCATCTTTAAAAATAGATGAAATATCCTGTGAGATTATAAAAATCCATCAAGGACAAGGTTATTGGGATGGATTTATAGCCTATAAAAAAATATAATTTATTTGACTTGATTTTTTAATATAAATATACTACAATCTTAACATGGGAAGAAAACCTAAAGAACAAGAGCCAGTAGATAATACTGGGCCAAGTGCGAAAAATAGATTATCTTCGTTTTTAAAAGAAAATAAAGACGATCATTATAATTACGAAGAAGAGGTATATTACAAAGTATCTACTGGAAGTTTAAATTTAGATATTGCTACAAGTGGAGGACTATGCCCAGGATTGCATAGATTTATAGGCATGAATGAAGGCGGTAAAACGTCAGAAGCGTTAGAGGTTATGAAGAACTTTCTTAAAACGGTAAAAGACTCTAAAGCACTTTTGTTTAAAGCAGAAGGAAGATTAAGCAAAGAAATTAAAGAAAGATCTGGAATAAAGTTTGTAAGTTCTGCTGATGAGTGGGAAGACGGAACGTGTTTTGTTTTCGAATGTAATATTTTCGAAACAGTTTCCGAACTTATGAAAGACCTCATTCAAAATAATGATGAAGGTAAAAAATATATGTTTATGTTGGATTCTGTAGATGGTTTAATGACCAAAGGAGACAGTCTCAAAAGTATGACAGAAGCAACGAAAGTCGCAGGTGGAGCAGTAATATCTTCCATGCTTATGAAAAGAATATCATTGGCACTTTCTAAGCGTGGCCATATGGCTATCTTTATAAGCCAAGTACGTTCAGATATTAAACTTGATCCATACGCCGCTAATAAGGATATCCGCCAAACGACTGCAACTGGTGGAAATGCACTTTTACATTTTGCTAATTGGATACTTGAATTTGAACCAAAATTTGGTAAAGACCTTATTTTAGAAAAGCCAAATGAAAGATATGACCAAGTCAAGAATAAGATAATTGGTCATAATGTTAAAATTACTATCAAAAAATCTACTAATGAAACTACAAATTCTAAAGTTCAATATCCTATTAAGTATGGTAGAAAAGATGGGTCTTCAGTATGGAGAGAATATGAGATCATTGATCAAATTCTTTCTTGGGAGTTTGCATCTGCAAAAGGAGCATGGGTAACTTTTACAGATGAGATCATAGAAGAGCTTAAAAAAGAAAATTTAGAATTAAAAAAACAACATCAAGGGATAGATAATCTTAGGTCTTACTTAGAAGATAATAAACCTATTGTAGATTATTTTTATAATAAATTTATTAATACTTTGGTTCTATGAGATTATTAAATGTTAACGGAAGGCTCGTTAACAAGAACGTCAAAAGATACTCAATTAATTGGCAAGCCAAAAGCAGAAGCAAACTTCAATTTAAATTTAAAGAGTTTTTCTACCCTTATTGGAAAAATCATATAGTCTATGAAGAGTTTCCAGTTTACGGAAGCATGCTTAAGATAGATTTATTAAATGCAACAAAAAAGATAGCCGTAGAGATACAAGGATCTCAGCATGAATCCTTTAATAAATTTTTCCATGATAATTCAAGATTAAAATATCTTGAGAGCATCAAAAGAGATGTTAAAAAAGAAAAATGGATCGAATTGAATGAATTTAAATTCTTAGAGCTTTATGAAGATGACCTTAAGAATTTATCACCACAATATATAGAAGAAAAGTGCGGAATTTTAATTATTTAAGTGTAAAATCAAGTAGTGACCAACAAAAAAAAATTTAATTTTCCAGACTCTGTTTTAAAACAAATCGATGAATGTAGTTTCGGCGGATATGTGCTTTTTAATTTCTCAAACAAAGGAAGTCCCCAAGTATATACAAAGTTTGATAATCAAATAAATGCTATGGCCCTTTTATATTATCTAAATACATGGAGCCAAAGCGTAGACCAACTTAATTTAGAAGCTACAACAGATTTAATCGCTAGAAAAAATGACGAAGAAGATAGAGAAAACGAAGATTAACTTGACTTTCAATTCTTAATACGGTATTATAATGGTTGATGATTTATTCTATTCAAGTAGAACGACATGTATTAAGTGGTTTAATTAAATATCAAAATTTATTTCCAGAAGTAGATATTTTTTTAAATGATACGGACTTCTTTAATGATGTTCATTCTACAATTTATTCAGTTTATAAAAATATAACCAATAAAGGGGAGAAGGTTGATAAAGTCCTTTTGGCTGAAAAAATTAAAAATCTTGGAATATCCTTCAAGGATGATATTAATATATTTGATTATATTGAAAATTTAGCTTTCTCTCAAATCACAGAAGAAGCAACCATGAACGCTTGTAAAGAATTAATGAAATTAAGAATAAGAAGAGAAATAATTCAAACAGCAGATAAGTTAAAAACCTTTGTAACGAGAAATGGTGAAGATGCTATTGATAAAATTATTTCTGAAGCAGATGCAATTTATAATAATAAAATTTCATCTTATATTTCAAATGATGAACCAATTAATCTTTTCGAAGGAATCGAAGATATAGTTGAAGAACTAGGAAATAATCCCAGAGAAGATGTTGGCCTAATAACTGGTTATCCAGAATTTAATAGATTATATGGTGGCTTAAAAAATGGAAACATTTACGCAATTGTAAGTCGTCCAGGTCAAGGAAAATCGACTTGGATTAATGACATGTGTTTTAACGTAGCTAAAAATCCTAAGAATAAAGTCAAGACATTAATCTTAGATACAGAAATGCAGACTTTTGATATTCAATTAAGAATGGTGTCATCAATATCGGATGTACCGATGTGGTATCTTGAAACTGGAAATTGGCGTAAAAACGAAGAAATGACTAAAAAAGTTAGGGCAGCTTGGTCGCATGTGAAAAATTACGAACATTATCATTATCATGTTGGTAGTAAAAATATTGATCAAATATGCTCCATGATTCGCAGATGGTATCTTTCAAAAGTAGGAAGAGGAAATCAAGCTCTAATTGCTTATGATTATATTAAATTAACTGGCGAGAAGGTCGGGCAGAACTGGGCAGAGCATCAAGCGATTGGGGATAAAATTGATAAACTAAAAAGAATTTCAGAAGAAATCAATTGTCCAATTATTACAGCAATGCAAATGAATAGAACTGGGGAAAATTTTAATAGAAATGCTTCAGCTGTAGTTGATGATAGTTCAGCTATAGCATTATCGGATAGATTACAATGGTTCGCTTCATTCGTAGCGATCTTTAGAAGAAAAACTTTGGATGAATTAGCTTTAGACGGCCAACAATTTGGTACGCATAAATTAATTCCAACTAAAACTAGATTTCAAGGTAGAGAAGCGGCTGGGCATCAAGACTTAGTTAGAAGATTAGATTCCACTGGAAAAGAGACATGGTCGCAAAATTATTTAAATTATAATGTACAAAATTTTAAAATTGAAGAACGAGGCTCTTTGCATGACATAGCTACTAGACAAAGAGAGCAGTATCAATTAAATGATCAAAGTTCAAATGATGGAGAATTGTTATGAATGTAAATTTAGTATCAATTACAAAACCAGAAATTAAAGGGATTAAAAATCCAGAAGACTTAGTAGCATTTTGCGCTAGAGTTAGCAATCCATCTAATCAAATGAATACTGAAACCGCTCCAAAACTTTTAAAGTTCTTAATTCAACATAAACATTGGAGCCCATTTGAGCTCGTTGATATGTGTGTCGAAATTAAAACTAGTAGAGGAATTGCAGCTCAAATTCTTAGACATAGATCATTTAGCTTTCAAGAATTTAGTCAAAGATATAGTGTCGCAAATGAGTTTGAAGATATTGAGCTTCGATTACAAGGAGATAAGAATAGGCAAGTCGGCGAAATTCTTATGAAAACGAACACTGACGCATATGATAAAGTCAATGAAGTCTTAATAGAATCATTGTCGCTTTCTCAGCATTGCTATGATACAATGATAGAGAATGGAGTTGCAAAAGAAGTTGCTAGAATGATATTGCCTTTAACCACGCAAACCACAATGTATATGAAAGGATCTTTAAGAAGTTGGATTCATTACATAGAATTAAGAACACAGCAAAATACGCAAAAAGAACACAGGTTAGTAGCTGATCGCTGCAAGAAAATTTTTATGAAAGAGTTCCCGACTATTAGTGAGGCATTACAATGGAAAGTGGAATAAACATCCATCAAGTCCTAACTAATTTAGGATATTGTCTTAAAGACTGTGGCAAAGAGTACAGGACAAAAGCAATTTACAGAGATAGCGATAATGATTCTGTTTTAAGAATTTATAAAGATTCTGGCAATTGGGTTGACTTCAAAGAAAATATTAGCGGAGACTTCACAACGTTAATTAAATTGAGTTTAAAATTAGAGACTCAAGATCAAGCTAAAATATGGTTGAAAGAAAAAAATTTCATTGGTACTACTGTTGTTAAAGACGAAAAGCCTAAAATTAAATCTCCAAAAACTTTTGATAAAGATTTGCTTTTAAAATTAAAAAAAGATCATTCCTATTGGTTAGATAGAGGTGTTTCGCAAGATACATTAAACCTATTTTTAGGTGGAGTAGCTGAAAATGGTAAAATGAAAAATAGGTATGTATTTCCAATATTAAATAGTAAAAAAGATATCGTAGGTTTCTCTGGAAGAGACTTGAACTCTCAAAGCAAAATAAAGTGGAAACATCTTGGAGAAAAAATCAACTGGTGCTATCCTCTATTCTTAAACATAGATCATATACAAAATTCCAAAGAAATATTTATAGTTGAAAGCATTGGGGATTGCTTATCCTTATGGGATGCTGGAATTAAAAACACCATAGTTACTTTTGGATTAGAAATTAGCGTGCCTATTTTAAATATTTTATTAAAAGTCGATCCTAATAAAATTTATATATCATTTAATAATGATCAACAGAAAAATAGCGCGGGCAATATTGCAGGAGAAAAAGCTTATAATAAATTGTTAAGATATTTTGATAAAAAGCAATTAGAGATAAAGCTCCCATCGAAGAAAGATTTTGGTGAAATGAACGTTGAGGAAATACTACAATGGCAGAAAAAAATTTAAAAGTATTATCAGCATCTAGAATAAAAACTCTTGAAACTTGTTCTTGGGTTTATTGGAACAACTACCATACTAAAGTTCCGCAAAGTCAAAACGATGGAGCTTTAAGAGGTACCATCTGTCATACTATTTTTGAACTACTATTGCATAAAAGGCATCTGAAGAATTTTAAAAGAATAATAGAAAAGAACGCAATTAATGGCGATGAGGGAGTTGATAAATTAGTTAAAAAATTAGCTAAAAAAGTCAAATTAGATGATAGCAATTATAAGCTATTAAATGATATGATTCTAGTAGGTTTAAAACAGGACTTCTTTGGTGCAAGCGGAGAGATAGTAAAACCAGAGTATTCATTTGATATTGAGAATGAAGATCCTAAATATCATATTCGAGGATTTATAGATAAGCCCGTTAAAATCAAAAAAGAAATGCATATAATCGACTACAAGAGCTCGAAGTACAAGTTCAGAGGTGATGACCTAGAGGCTAATATTCAAGCAATGATGTATAGTCTTGCGAGTAAAAAATTATGGCCAAAATTAAAGCCTATTGTTAAGTTCTTATTTTTGAGATTTCCTAAACAGCCAATCCAAGAGCTTGTCTTTACTGATGAACAAATTAAAGGATTCGAGCATTATCTAGAACATATTAATGAGTATATTGATAAATTCGATGAAAATTCAGCTAAAGCAAATTTCGCAATAGATAATCAAAAAAACAGATGGATGTGCAAAATAGGAGGATGGACATGCCCATACAAAGACCCTTATGAATATTATGTCAAATTAAATGACGAAGGTAATATAGTCGAGACTAGCCTAGAGAATAACTTTAAAGATATTAAAGGATTTAAAATAGAAACCAGAAAATACGAAGGATGTCCTAAATGGCCCGCGCTTAAACAAGGTGAAAATCATGATGCTTTCGCTGATTTAAATTAGCTATTGACACCAGAATATATATTTATTATAATACCCAAATGGAAATATTACCATTATTTAAGTCCCATTTTAGTATTGGCAGATCTATTCTTACTATTGAAGATGAAGAAAAAGAAGAGAACCAGCCAGATTCTATTATAGATATAGCCAAAGATAATAATTTGAAAGAAATTTATCTGGTTGAAGATAATATGACCTCGTTCCTTCAAGCCTATACTAATACTAAAAAATACAATATCAATTTAAGATATGGATTAAGAATTTCAATCAATGATGATATGAACGAAAAGGCCGAAGAAGCTCGCCAAAAAACTTCCAAAATAGTAATCTTTTTTAAAAATGAACAAGGATACAAAGACTTAATTAAAATCTTTTCAACAGCCGCGAAAGAAGGATTTTATTACGAACCAAGAATTGACTTTAAAACTTTGAAATCCTCATGGAATGATAAGAATTTATTATTATGTATTCCATTTTATGATTCTTTTATATTCAATAACACATTAAAAGGTACGGTTTGCGTTCCAGATTTAGACTTTACTAAACCAATACTTTTTGTAGAAAACAATAGCCTTCCATTTGATCGAATTATAAAGGATAAAGTTTTAGCTTATGCCAAAGCCAATAAACTAGAAATATTAAATACTAAAAGTATTTACTACAAAGACGGCAAAGATTTTAAAGCCTATTTGACTTTTAGATGTATTAACAATCGTAGCAATTTAAATAAACCAGAGTTGTCTCATATGACTAGTAGCCGATTTTCTTTTGAAAGCCTAAATATAAAATGAATATGATAGCAAATCCTTTTGCGGATATAATTTAATATGGACGAACATTTATTAAGATATGATAAGAGCAAGACTTTTGTTTTTATTGATTTAGAAACATTTAATCTTTGTTTGAGTTTCTGTCATAATCTACCTTGGCAGATTGGAATGATAAAAGCTAAAGGTGATTTTAAAACTGATAGCAAGAATTTTTATATTAAATGGAATACCGATTTAAAAATTAGTGAAGCAGCGGCGAGAATCACAAGATATGATCATAAAAAAGTTACAAAAGAAGGCTTTGATATTAAAGAAGTTTTCCCTACTATTAAAGATTGGCTCGATAATGCAGACTATATAGTAGGGCATAATATTCTTGGATTTGATATTTTTTTGATAAAAGATCTATATGAATCTATGGGTTGTAATTGGGAGCATCTTATGAATAAGATTATTGATACTAACTGTATGGCAAGAGGTATAAAATATGGCTCGTCATACAAACCAAATACAGATTTGTTGGAGTACCAATACAAAATCTATCATACAAGACGAAAAGATGTAAAAAGTAGCTTGACATTTCTTGGCAAAGAGAATAGTATAGATCATGATTATGATAACCTGCATGATGCTATTAATGATCTTGATCTTAATTTAAAGGTTTGGAATAAATTAAAGTGGCAAATTGAGTTATAATATGGGATCTTTAGATAATGTATATGATATGTTGCAAAAATTAGAAGACTCTAATATGGAGTACCTTTTGATAACAGTTCAAAAGGGCAAGAAGCAGGGTAAAGCTGATGTATTTTTTAATCTAAAGGATAGAACTTCAATGAAAATTTTAGCCACTGGTCTTGCAGCCTTTAAAAAAGAAATAAATGAGATAGAAAGAAAAGAAAAAGAAGATGAAGAATAAAGACTTTGATAATTTATTTGAGGAGATTAATTTGCCTCTTTACGGCGTAAGACTCCCAGAGTTTAAAATTGATAATTCATACAAGCATGACCTTGAAGTAAGTGAAGATGTATCAAATTATGAATTTCTTAGAGCATTGACTTTGAAAGGTTTTAAAAAATTAAATTTAGAAAAAGATTCAGACTTATATAAGAAATATATTAATCGTGCGAAACACGAACTAGAGACTCTTAAAGAATTAGAATTTACTGATTATATTATTTTAGTTTGGAACGTTATTGATTTTTGTAATAAAAGCAATATACCAGTTGGTTTGGGTAGAGGATCAGCAGCGGGCTCTCTTATATTATATTTAATTGGCGTAACTCAAATTGACCCAGTTAAATATGATCTTTATTTTGAAAGATTTATATCCAAGATTAGGGCTAAAAAGCAAGTCGTCGATGGGGTAACTTATCTAGATGGCAGTTTGATGTGCGATGTTGATTTAGATATTTGTTATTATAATAGACATAAAGTGCTTCAATATTTAGAAGATCAATTCAAAGGCAAAACAAGTAAAATTTTGACATTAAATACTTTAAGCGGAAAACTCTTAATCAAAGAGTGCGGGAAAATAATTGATGAAAAATCAGAACAAGAAATGACAGAAGTTTCGTCTTTAATTCCCAAGGTCTTTGGTCAAGTAAAAGATATCACCACCGCTTATGATGAAGTTCCTAAATTTAAAGAATGGTGTGATAATAATAAAAATATTTACGATATTGCACTCAAGTTAAGAAATTTGATAAAAAACAAAGGGGTACATCCATCTGGGGTTTTGTTATCTTACAATAATTTAGAAAATTCTTGCCCTACGGAATTATCAAGCGATAAAGAAGCTGTTTCTAGTTTTGATATGAGTTGGGTAAGTTTATTTAATATTAAACTAGATATTCTAGGCTTAAGAAGCGTTTCCGTTGTGAATGACGTTTGTAATAGTATTGGTAAAAAGATAAAAGATATTGATTTAAATGATGAATCAATTTATAGAAATCTCCAAGACTTAAGGAACCCCCACGGATTATTTCAAATCGAAGCAGAAACTAATTTCAAGGTTTGTCAAAAAGTTAAACCTAAAAATTTAGAAGAATTGAGCGGTGTTCTAGCGTTAGCTAGACCTGGAGCTTTACAATTTGCAGATAAATACGCAGCCCATACAAATTTTCAACAGTCCGAAAGTATTCATCCATTCTTTGATGATATATTAAAGGAAACTGGTGGTGTGGCTTTATATCAAGAGCAACTTATGAAGATGGCCAATAAGATTGGGTTCACCTTAGACGAAGCAGAAATCTTAAGAAGGATAGTCGGAAAAAAGAAAACTGAAGAAATTAAAGCTTGGAAAAAGAAGATCGAAGACAAGATCAAGCAAAATAAACTTCCAAAAGAAGTAGGAGAAATCCTATGGAAGATTTTAGAGGATTCAGCGAATTATTCATTCAATAAATCACACTCAATTGCTTATGCGGCTTTAGCTGCAATTACTATATATTTGAAATTCAACTATCCTCAACAATTCTTTTTATCTTTATTAAAAATGACTAGAAATGAACCAGACCCTATTGGCGAAATATCCAAGACACAAAAAGAAATGGGACATTTTAATATTAGATTATTAAGGCCTCATATTATTAAATCTGAAATGGATTTTTCTATAGAAGGTCAAGATATCAGATTTGGGCTTTTATCAATCAAAGGCATATCAGATAAATCAATTGAAAAATTGAATGGATTTAGAAATAAATATTCTAATAAGTTTGAAATTCTGCAAGCAGCAGAAGAAGCAGATCTTAACATAGGCGTATTATGCTCATTGATTCAAGCTGGAGCTTTAACTGGATTCAAGCAATCTAGAAGTAAAATAGTATTAGAGGCTCAACTTTGGAATATGTTAACATCTAAAGAGAAGAAATATGCGATCTCATTTGCAGAGAAATTTGATTATGATCTTATAAGAATAATTAAACATTTGAATACTTTTACAGATGAAAAAAATAAAGTTATAATTAAGAACTCTAGGTTAGATACTATTAAATCTAAATATGAACCTTATCTTAAAATATATAATCAAAATAGTAAAAGCGAAAGTTTCGCTAATTGGTATTACGAAAAAAGACTACTAGGCTATACTTACGAAAGAACATTAAAAGACATTTTTAATGAAAAGAGAGAAGATCTAATATGCATTAATGAAATAATAGATTTACCAATTAATACAAAAATAGCATTAGTTGGTGAAATCACGGACTCATATTCTGGCATATCTAAAAGTGAGAAGAAAACCAAATATTTAAGACTTAAAGTATCAGATGAAAGCGGCGATATTACTGTATTATTATTTAATGATAGGATAGAGAATTGCAAAGCCCTTAATGGTAATAAAAATCCAGAAGAAAAAAATATAGTGATAGTCAAAGGGATTAAAAAAGAAGACTGTATATTTGCTGATCTAGTAGCAGTTCAAGACCATCATATATATATGAAACTAACTGAAATTAAAAAGATTTGACATTTGATTAAATACAATATATTATCATATATATGATATCATTCTACAAACCTAATAGTAAAAATACTGGAACCGCTTGCAGTTTCACAGTAAATTCAAAAGACGCTTCAATTTGGAGCTCGTTAATTAAACAATCTTCTTGGAACGAGGTCAAGAAAATCGGTTCATTTTCTGAAAACCAAAATAATCCAAATAAAAGCGTTAAGATTAAATTTTCTCTAACAGAAGCCGCTGGTCTTTTAGATGCTTTAGAAAGAAATACTGAATTTTCAGCCTACCATACTTCAGAAAAGCAATCTACTCAAATTAAATTATCTCCATATCTTAGAGACGAAAAACAGGTTGGATTCTCTTACATGGTATCTAAAACAGATAAACAAAATAGCGAAAACAAACAATCATATTTAATTGGTTTTTATTTTAATGAAGCTAGACTATTGAAACAGTTTTTGTCTTACGCTTTGGATTCTGTATTTGAATGTCAAAGAATAGAAGTAATTAAAAAACTTAAAAACTTTAAAAAAGACGATGATCAAGACCAAGGTCAAGATCAAAATCAAAATAACGCCAAAGCTGATAATGATGGCGAGCTTTGGTAATGTCTAAGAAAAAGAAATTTTTATATCATTCTGATTTTGCCTTAGCCAAAACTGGCTTTGGCAGAGTATCAAAGTCTTTGCTGACTTACTTACATAAGACTGGAAAATACGATATCATTCATTATTGCTGCGGTATGCAGGAGAATAATCCAGAGCTACTAAAAACACCTTGGAAATCTTTAGGCACTTTACCAAATTCGCCAGCAGAAATAGAGCAATTAAATAAAGATCCTAATCAAGCTAGACTTGCTAGTTATGGCGCACATTTTATAGATAAAATTATAGAACAAGAAAAGCCAGATGTTTATATCGCTGCGCAAGATATCTGGGGCGTAGATTATAGTATAGGCAAACCTTGGTTCAATAAAATTAAATCTGCAATTTGGACAACATTAGATTCTTTACCGATATTACCATCTGCAATTTCTTGCGCAACAAAATTAAAAAATTATTGGATTTGGAGCGACTTTGCAACAAAAGCCTTGCATGACTTAGAGCACAAGCATGTAGAAACAGTTCACGGGCCGATTGATATTGATAATTTTTATAAATTATCTGATGATGAAAGAAAAGATTTAAGAATTAAAAATAATATTAATCCAAATGCTTTTATTGTAGGATTCGTTTTCAGAAATCAATTAAGGAAAAGCGTGCCAAATTTACTTGAAGGATACGCTATGTGGAAAGCTAGAAATCCAGAAGTAAAAAATACTTATCTTCTCCTGCATACTCATTGGGGAGAGGGATGGAATATACATAAACTTGCAGGGGAATATAATGTGCCATATCAAGAAGTATTAACTACATATGTATGTAGAAATTGTGGGCAATATCAAGTGAAAGCATTTTCTGGACAAGAATTAAAATGTAAATTTTGTAATTCAGACAAAGGCCAAATTACAACAAATGTTGGCCTGGGAGTTTCAGAGCAACAATTGAATGAAATTTATAATTTAATGGATGTTTATTGTCATCCGTTTACAAGCGGAGGACAGGAAATACCCATACAAGAAGCAAAGCTTACGGAGCTAATAACTTTGGTAACAAATTATAGTTGCGGAGAAGAAATGTGTTGTGACGAAGCAAACTCTATGCCTTTAGATTGGTCGGAATATAGAGAGCATGGAACAGAATTTAGAAAAGCTTCAACATCACCAGCTTCAATTGCTAAACAACTTCAAAAAGTATGGAAAATGCCAATTCAAAAAAGAAAAGAGATTGGTTTTAAAGCCAGAGAATGGACTATAGAAAATTACTCTTCAGCAGTAATAGGCAAATTTTTTGAAAACTTTATAGATGGCGCGGAATTTGTTGATTATAAAAATTTTACAATATTTCCAGAAGATAGAGATCCATTAGCTAAAATTCCAGATATTCAAAATGATTCTGAATGGTTAAAATATATGTATTTAAATATTTTGAAAATACATGATATGGATGAAAAGGATGAAGGACATAAATATTGGATGCAAGAAATCTCTAAAGGAATGAAAAGACAAGACATAGAAAATCATTTCAAACAGGTAGCTTGGCAAGAAAATCAAAAAAATAAAAAAACAGATTTTAAAGATTTATTAAATCAAGATGATGATGGGCGAAGAATTTTGTATGTGATACCAGAAGATGAAGGAGATGTGTTTTTAAGCACAAGCCTATTCCCATCAATAAAGAGACTTTATCCAGAATACAAGCTTTATGTTGCAACTAAAAATGACTTCTTTGATATTCTTGAAGGAAACCCTTATATTGATAAGGTAATCCCTTTCGTACCTCAAATGGAAAATCAAATTTGGTGCGAAGGGAATAGAGATAATAAAGGATATTTTGAAATAGCGTTTTTGCCTTATATTGGTACTCAAAAAATATTAAATTATTTACATAATGCAAAAGATAAAATAGATTTTGAATTGAAAAATTTTTAACATAATTTATGCATATTATAGAATCATTTGCAACATCGTGCGGTTTAAAAATTGATAAACCTTATATATACGAAAAATATTATCCATTAAATATAGAAAAATATATAATATTAGAAACTCATGACAACAAATACCAAGCAAAAAATTATGATTACTGGCAAGAAGTAGTTGATATAGTCGCAGAAGAATTAAAGAAAAATGATATTAATGTATTACAATTATGTGGTCAAAATGATTTAAAAATTACAAATGCATACACATGTTCAGGATTTGTAACTGGACAAAAAGCTTTCTTAATAAGAAATTCGCTATTATATGTAGGATCAAATAGCCTTGGTCTTTCTCTTGCCTCTTACTACAATAAAAAAATAATTGGTTTATTTGGCAATATATATGCAAATCAAGCAAAGCCTTATTGGAGCGAAGAGAAAGATCTGGTTTTACTAGAAGGATTCGATAAAAACTCAAAGCCCTCTTATCAAGCTCAAGAACAATCAAAAGCCATAAATAATATTAAGCCAAATGAAATTGCTTTTGGCATATTAGATAAATTAAATTTAAATAAAAATATAAAATATAAATATACATATCTTGGTTCAAATTATACTAATAAGACGATAGAAGTTGTACCTAATATGGTAATTGATCCTAAAGCATTTAATTTAAACAATTTAATTGTTAGAATGGATTTGGAGTTTAATGAAAATGTACTGAAAGAATTACTATCAATCTCCAAATGTATCATTGTGTCAAATAAAAGTATATCGCCAGAATTAATAAAAAAATACAAAGAAAACATCATACAAGTCTTTTATAAAATAGAAAAGGAAAACGAGCCAGAATTTATAAAATTATTAAAAAGCCTAAACATTCAATATGTTTTAGCTTCTTATCTAGGTGAAGAAGAGGTGAATAAATTTAAAATAGATTATATGGATCTTGGTTTAATAATTAAACTTAAATTAGATAAAAAAGACAATTTTAAATACGATGTCAAATATTACAAAAGTAATAATTTTATAATAAGTAATAGTAAACTATACATGAGTGAAGCAGCTTTTGCCGCGAATAAACCTATAAATGGGTTTAATGAAAATATTCAAGAAATAATTGATACTGAAACATTTTGGAAACATGCAGAAAAATATGCTTTTTTGATTGACTAGTTCTTATAAATAAGGTATCATTATCCATAATGAGCCCAAGAATTAAACAACAAGACCAAACTGCTTCAGTTGGAAGCTCCGCACTTTTTGATAGTAATATCAATATTATCCCAGAACTAAACGAACCAATATTAGAAGTAGTTCCGCCTAAACTTATTACAAGAAATAAGTACGGTTTAATTGAAGATAAAAATACCAATTATATCTATCATGATGATGGAACCATCAATTGGCGTAGGATGGTTAAGCAAGAGTATCTTGTGCCAAATAGACAAAAAACACAAGAAACAGATGTTTCTAAATTAGAAGATAAAGACCTTCTTATCCTTCTTGGAGGGACCAAAGAACTAGCGCAAATTAGAGGCTATACTAGCGTTGAATATAAAGTAGCCGCCGCTAGTGAAAATTATTTTGCAACATCTTGTAAAATTACATGGATTCCTAATTACGAGACGAATGGAAGAGTTATTGAATTTGAAGCTCTTGCTGATGCAACCTTAAATAATACAAAAAGTTTTGCAAGGTATTTTCTAGCAGCTATTGCGGAAAATAGAGCATTTGTAAGATGTGTCCGCTCTTTTTTAAAGATTAATATAGTATCTCAAGAAGAACTTGGAGATGTAAAACTTCTAGAAGAGGCGGTATCCTCAAGGGAAAATCAGACTTCTCCACAAGTTTTACTGGAAAAGGTTATGAAAGATAAAGAAGTATCATTTGATTATCTTAAAGAAAAATTAATTAAAGAAAAATTCGATGGAGCAGAAAACCTAAATTCCGTGCAAGATATCCCAAAATCTAAAATATTTGAATTAATAGAAAGAATCAAAAAAATTAAAAAATAATTTAATGTATTGGTAGATCGTATTTACCGCTTAAATAATTTCTTACAGCACTAATTTCCGACCGACTTAACTCTTTATTGTATATTAATATTTCTGCTATATTGCCTTTCCAATAATAAGCTGCATTCCAATTCTGTAACCCAATAAAAGGCCCACCATAAGGATAACTATTTGCACCCACATTTGTACCGCTACTGTAATAATTATATGATGGATAATTGTCCACAAATCCAGTTGTGTTTATAGACAAGTAACGATTTTGATCACTTCTCATAGTAGTTAAAACATGCCAACCAGTAATATCTGAAGGCGCCGAGAAGCTATCTCTAAGTACACTCGCAAATCCATCATAAACATTTCCATTTTCCCATGGGTAATGAGAACCACCATAAGCATTATCACCAAAATCTCCAAAAACTGGGCCTAATTGATTAGATAAATAATCACCAGTCACTTTGCATAACGCAAAAGCGGTTGCGCCAGTAGTCTCACCGCTTAAAATATCTTTTAAATCTATATAATTGGTACCACTAAAAAGATAAGAATTATAACTATTTATTTGAGAGTTTGGCTCAGAGTCAACTGTCACTACGAAAGATTCTGGCGTATTATTGGCCGAACTTGAATCTACGAATGGATCTTCTGGTTTTAACCATAATACAAGCCCATTAATTGATGTAAGAGAAATAGAAATTAGAGTTAAATTAACTGAGATTTCGACTTCATTATAATGAACAGTATCGTCTGGAATAAATGTTACCGAATAAGAGTCAGAATCATAAACCAACATAGATGGATCGGTCCATTCAAATATGCCTGCGACAGTTGCTTCTCCACCCGTCAAAATAGAATCGCCTAATTTTTGGCCAGCAACAATATCAGAGGCAGTAGGAGAGCTGTCAACTGCTGGGTCGCTTTTTGGAAGAGCATCTAAATAAACTGAGATTTCGACTTCATTATATTGAATAGTGTCGCTTGGGGTAAACGTTACCGAATAAGAGTCAGAACTAGTAATCACCGCAGATGGGTCGGTCCATGCAAATGTACCCGCAACACTTGCTTCCCCAAACGTCAAAATAGAATCACCTAATGTTTGGCCAGAAGTAATATCAGACGCAGCAGGAACTACTTCAATTGTTGGGGTGATTTTTTCAAGAACAGTCAAATAAACTGAGATTTCGACTTCATTATAATGAACAGTATCGGTTGGAATAAATGTTACCGAATAAGAGTCTGAATTAGTAATAATGATCGGTCCTCCTTCTGAGTCAGTCCATTCAAATGTGCCCGCGACACTTGCTTCTCCACCCGTCAAAATAGAAGTAGATAATGCTTGGCCAGAATAAATATTAGACGCAGTAGGAACTACTTCAATTGTTGGGGTGATTTTTGGAAGAACAGTCAAATAAACTAAAACTTCACCTTGGTATAGCTCATTATAATTAATAATATCGCTTGGGGTAAATATTACCACATAATAGTCAGAAGCAAAAATGTATGCCCATGGATCAGCCCATGCAAATGAACCTGCAACGCTTGCTGTCCCACCCGTCAAAATAGAATCACCTAATGTTTGATCATAATAAATTTCAGACGCAGTAGGAAGCACAGTAACTGTTGGAGTAGCTTTTTCAATTACAAAATTAACAGGGTCAGAAACGGCCGCGTTATAATTACTATCTTCAGCAACTGATGCAGTTACTGAATAACTTCCAGCATTTGTTGGCTTAGTCCCTACGGGCCCATAACTCGTAGCATTAATACCAATGTAATTGAAAGTTACAGCTCCAGTAGAACCACCAGTATCAAGTTCAGCATATCCAGGGCCTATAGGAGCAGTATCATAATAATATCCAAGTGGATCTAAAGTTATAATAATTATTGGATCTGGTTTTGGAGTATTACAAACTAAATATAAATCTTCACAAGTTTGATTCCAAATTGAATTGCAACAATTTGGATCCAAAATAATGACTTGTAAATAGCAATAATCATTTAATGGATAAGGAGATATTGCACTACATTGAGCAGAAGATCTACTATTATCTGCAACTCCAAGATTTATTGAAGGTAATATTATCACACTGTATTTCCAAAAATAAAATAATTATTAGTTGATTTTTGAATAATTGAAATAGCTGCATATTGACCAGCGCTTTGATATTTATTTTGATAACTATTAATTGTTATTCCTGGGGCACCAGTAATTTTTATTGGCCCTGCTCCGTATTGAATTATTGTTGTATTAAATCCACTTGGATTATCTCCAGTTATAGTGCCTGTAATTGTAGAAGCTAAATCTGCAAAGATAATTTTAGTATTGTATATTCCAGAAGTAATGTCAAAATTATAAATAATATCAACAATTTTTGGCACTGCATTTTCTAAAGCAGATCCACTTAAATTTATTCCATCGGCAAATATTTTTAAACCTGAAATATTTTGATCTCCCGTGTTGTATACAAGATTTGTGCCAGTAATTCCAACGCTAGAAATGACACCATCACTAAATGTTTTTAATCCACCAATAGTTTCATCGCCAGTATTGTAAACGAGATTTGTGCCAGTAATTCCAACGCTAGAAATGACACCATTACTAAATGTTTTTAGTCCACCAATAGTTTGGTCGCCAGTATTGTAAACAATATTTGTGCCAGTAATTCCAACGCTAGAAATGACACCATTACTAAATGTTTTTCGTCCACCAATAGTTTGACTACCAGTATTGTAAACAATATTTGTGCCAGTAATTCCAACGCTAGAAACGATACCATTAGTAAATGTTTTAACTCCAGCAATAGTTTCATTTCCAACCAAAGAAACAAAAGTTCCAGCACCCTCCCCACCATTGATAGTTACAGAAGCGTTTCCATTATTAACAGAAGTTGTAACTCCTGGCCCAATGAAATTAATGGTATTTACGTTTCCTAAAGACGATCCTTCATCACGAATATCTATTAAATAATCTCCATAAACAAAAATTTCATTACTATTAACAGTAGGTTTTAAAATAAAATTTTTAATTCCATTAATATTTTGATCTCCCGTGTTGTATACAAGATTTGTGCCAGTAATTCCAACGCTAGAAATGACACCATTACTAAATGTTTTTAGTCCACCAATAGTTTGGTTGCCAGTATTGTAAACAATATTTGTGCCAGTAATTCCAACGCTAGAAACGATACCATTACTAAATGTTTTCAATCCTGAAACAGTTTGGTTTCCAGTATTGTAAACTACATTAGGTGCAATTATTCCAGTCGTAAAAGTTTTAATTCCAGAGATAGTTTGGTTTCCACTTTTTAAAACTAGATCTTGGACTTCAATATTTGGGAATGTTTCTCCATCTAAAACAAAACCGCTACCATTTACTGTTGGACGAGTATAAAAATTTTTAACTCCAGAGATAATTTGGTCGCCAGTATTGTAAACGAGATTCGGAGCAATTACTTCGTTATTAAAAACGCCACTATTTGATATTAATGTCTTAGCCTTAAATCTTTGTGCCATATATTTTGTTGTTATTAGCTTGCGCTAAATTGCTGCTTTTTTAAGGCAGACTAACAACCAATATTACACAAAATTATCGGCCTTCTGCTAGAATATCTCTTGCAGATTTACTTAATTTAATATTATTTTTTGTTTTTGGTGCGGGTTGATAAAGAGAAACATGTTTATTGAATTCTTTTTCTAGTCTTTTTACTAGAGTTTCTCTGTTGTCTATAGGAATAAGGCCTACTTTGATTGCATGAGCTTGAAGATCACTTTTAGTCAATTCTTTTAAATATTTTTGATACTCTGCAAGCACTAATGTTCCGTATTTAGATTGACCAGAATCTCCCCAAATTTGGTCTAGCGTCCTTGGGCTTTCTACTTGTCCGTGAGTTTGAGTTAATGAATCTAATTTATTTTTCTTTGCCATATTTTCTCCTATACTATATTGTATAGATTAAAGTCAGAAATGTCTAATAAAAAAAGAAGCCCACAGGGGTTATCCTGTGGGCCTCTTGATATTAATCTAAAGATTAATTAGGCGCGATTAATAGCTATACCAGCTACTGCGCGTGAATCGATACAAACGCGACCTTCTTCGAGAGAACCGTAGAATCCGATTTTCTCAGAACGGGCAACGAATTGATCGTCAGGCATTGCAGTGAAGGTACTGCCAGAATCAGCATTACGAGCAACTGGGCGAACAAATGCATCTTTAGTAAGGTCGATACCTACGATAAGATCATCTGAATCGGCAAAGCTGTTAGCACCACTGAAGAACTCATTAAAGAGTTTAGTATACTTTTGGTTTGCACCAAGTTCAACTAATTCATGGATACTGATTCCATAAATCTCTTGAGTTCCACCACCACGATAGATCTCTTCGCGAACACCAGCTGGAAGATCTGTACTAGATGCTGTTCCTACTGGATTATAAGCGAATGCGCGGATGTCACTCATAGTTTCTGGACTAACGAAGATATCGGTTAGACCATAAGAACTACTGGTTGTGCCATTAGCATAAGATTTGTTTAGTCTCTTTACATTCTTTACTAAAGTATTAAGTTTAGCAAGTGTGAAAGATTCCGTACTAGAACCCATGTCAACAGTGTTGCCACTATCAGCAAGAGCTTTTAGTACTACTGCCCAAGCATTACGCTCTTGTTTTACAAGAACTTCATTGGTCATTCTCTCGATTGCTTTTGAAGCAACATCAAGACGACCACGACGGGCATAACGTTTGAGGAAAGAAACTGCGCTATCTAGACGATAGGTAGAGACTTTCAATTCAGATAGACCTTCAACTGTTGAAGTTGGAAGACCACCTGCTACATTTTGACTCCAAACGGAGACTAGACCTTCACCTTCGCCTTGGAATAGATCAAGAGGGATAGAAGGACTATCATCTTCATCATAGGCTAGGTCAGTATAGACTGCGCTAGAGGTTGCTGCTTCCATTAGGACTTTGTTTACAACTGGTCCAATGAATGCTGCAAAAGCTTCTTGAGCTTCCTTAGCAACGGTGCTTTCGCGACTGGCCATTGCTTTGATTAGCTCTACTTGCTCTGGGGTATTTTTTAATTTTAATTTCATTTTAAATATTCTCCTTTTAAGAATTAGAGCTCAATTTTAAGAAGAGCAATACCGTTGGTATCATTCTTACTTAGCCATCTGCCAACTTTAGTTGCAAGGGCTGGGAGAGTAGCTAAACCAGCTAGTTCACCAGCAGCGCCACTAACGTAAGCTACTGCACCAGCGGTAACATTTGCAGCGCCACTATAAAGAACTAGTCCTTTAGTTAGCACTGGAACTGCTTGTCCACTGATTACAACGCCCATTTCGGCTGCTTTGCGAGGATTATAAACGAGTTTCTCACCGTTTTCATCAGTTTCGCGTACATCCATTAGGGTTATTCCTAGGATTGCATCACCAGAGGCTGCTAATCCTACTTTGGCTGCTACTCCGTATCTTTGAGATACAACATTAGTGTATGAAGCGCCAACACTGCCAAGTGCTTCCACTGGGCTACTGTTAGCTTCATTTGTCCATCCGTCACCTACGACTTTAACGGCTAGACCCTTAGTTACAAGGGTACTATCTCCGCTATAAGAGAATAGGCCAACAACATCGCTTTCGCTATATTGTCTGAATGGTCTTAAATTATGTGCCATATATATTTTTTCCTTTTATTATTTAACAATTTCAAATCCACTCATATCGAAAGCTTTAGCATATTTTTCACGTATGGTTGGCTCTGCGACTGAGGCGGAATTTGGAATTTCGACTGAAGCTTTTGATCCATTATCAACAGCTTGTTCAACAACCTCCTGGGTTGTAGAAATTGGGGTGACTTCTTCTGAAGCTTTTACTTCTTCTGAAGCTTTCATTTTTTGTTCTTTTTCCATTTTGGCTTTTTTAGCTTCTTTACTCTTATCTTTCATCATGATAGCCATCTTATTTTTATAAGCAGAAAAAGACTCGTCATTCATGTCTTTAACATCTGATGCTAAAACTTTACGCTCGTCATCATTTAATTCATACTCTTCATCAAATGAAGCCATACGCATATTAAAAGCTTCTTCTTGAGCTTTAGCGGTTTTTTCAGCTTCTAATGAAGCTAGCTTTTGAGTGAGCTCTTCGAGTTGTTTCTTAACAACTTCTTGTTCAGAAGCGAGAACTGCTGCTTTTTCATTAGTAGCTTTAAGTTCATTCTCTTTTTCTGATTTTTCGGCTAGGAATTGATCGTTAGCCTTTTTGATTTCTTCTGCTACAAATTCGGTAATAGAACTAGCTGTTACCTCTTTAAGCAGTGCGTCTGTAATATCTTCAATTTTGGTTATTTTCATATATATCCTCTCCTTTTTTACATCTAAACTGTCTTCTTGGGAAGTATTATTTTCTGAAGCCTTATCCTGTAAAGGTAATTCTTCAATTTTTTGCTCCTCTGAACTTTGATTTTCATTGATTTTTAATTCAATTGGAATTTCAATTTTTGCGGCTACTCCTTGCACATCAGCGGCAGGATTTAGGGTTAACCCTATGCCTAGAGGAACTACTTTACCAAGAACTTGTCTGTAAATTGATTTATCATTATCTAATTTTCCTGTTCCACCATTAGATTTTAGTTTACTATTATATTTCTCAATCTCTCCAGCATCAGAGATAATTTGTGCGTTTTCAATATTCTTCTCGCTACCATCTAATAATACTAAATTATAATCATTAAATCCTAATTCCCAACTAGCACTAATACTCATATAATTTTCACTAGTTGGATCATTACTCTCTTCTATTTGATCTGCTAATTCTTTATTAACTACTTTCCATATTACTCCACCAAGAGTAATATTAAATGGAGCTTTCATGTCTTTGATTTCTTCTACTGTTAAACTTTCGCTAGAACCAAATTTACTAAAATTAGCAGATACAATACAACCAATAACTTGGTTGCGGTTATGTTCAATATTAATTGGTTTATTAATAAAATTTTTGGTAACTTTAGCTGCTGTAACTGCATCCATTACGTCGCCATTTTTATTAACACGATTAACTACGCATGCATCAAAAGCAATAGGAAGAAGGTCTATATTATCCTCTGTATTAATATCTGGAAGAAATTTCTTTAATTTATCAATAGAGGCAAGAGATAGATATTTATCTTTTTCTTCACTTACTACTGGTCGAATTTTAATATTAGCAAATGTAGATTCAAATTTATATTTTTGTTTTTTCATAATTTTATAAATTGTCTAAACCGTATATTACACGATCTTCTTCATCATCTAGGTATAAATTATCAGGATTATTAAATTCAAAATCATTTAAATCGTATGATTTGATATCTTCGTCTGCTTTAATAAAATCTTCTTCAATAGGGTTAAAACTTGCCTCGATAATATAATTATTATTAATAGCTTTTGAAAAATTACTATTAGCGCCCAGATAAGAAGATACTCCGTTTACCATTCTTAAAAACATATTAACTCTAGCAAAAGCCACTTGATTGAAATTTTTCTCAGAGTCAAGAGCGTGAATATTGTTCTTGTAAACTTTTTTTAATTGAGCGAAAGTTATCTTTTTGACGCTCGTTGCATTATGCTCTTTTACTTTAGCTTTAATTGCATTTAGTATTTTCTTCGAAAACTCAATCGCTTTATCGTTCTTTAAAATCTTATTATTGGCTTTAATTTGTTCAAAGCCATAGTTTTCAGAATTATAATTCATCCTAAATATAAATACACTTAAATTTAAATTATATGGTGTAAATTTAGATGAAAGGCTTAAGGAAATGGCGCGTAATCAAATAATTTATAATATTCAAGATATTTTCATTGGCCCATCTCCAGCTAGCGGAAACCATTTTATTAATTATTCTGGAGGTTTAAATAACAACCATGAAAATTTTCCTCATATCACTTATGAAGATTTTCAATATAAAAGCCCAAATCCAGCCCTTATTCACGCAATAATTCCAAAAGATAAAAATCAAAATACATTTCCAAGAAATCATAATCTTTTAAAAAGATTAGATAGAATTCAAAGTTTTAATTACGAAATATCTTCAGATAGATCAAATATTAATCAAATGGGTAAAGCCGCAACAATTGATAGAATATATTTAACAAAACCTGAAATTAATTTAAATTTTTCTTATATATTAGCTTCTTTAAAAAATGAGATGAGAATGGGGTTTAATGTAAATTATCCTAGATTAGATTATCCTGTAACTGGAGATAAATATTTTTTCAGAACAGATGTGAATAATTCATTATTTTTATTTTCTGGATTTTTAAATAGAGATAATACAAAACCTGATCCAATCAAATCATCCCGTGGAGAAGGAATACAAGTTAAATCTCCATGTTTTAATATGATTCAGCCAACGCCTTCTCCAAATCCAAATGTTTATTCAAATTATATTCCATATTATGTTGGAAAAAATTTAAATCCTTTAATAACTATGCATGGCAGAGGAGTTACAGATGCTGCGGCTGGTTTCTATCATTCGTTTGTTCTTGGTGAATCGGGTATGATTACTGGTTGGGGAGATAACAATGAAGGACAATTAGTAAATTATGTAACCGATAATAATCCTTCTGGAGAATTTACTGGAAATTGGTCGAATACAATTGTGGGAAAATTAACTGGAGTTAAAAAAATAAGTACAAATTATTTACATAATTTAGTTTTATTGTCTGGTGGTATTATTACTGGTTGGGGAGCAAATGATGAGGGTCAAGCGGTTGGAACAACTGGATATAATGATACTAATTATTTATTTACTGGAAATTGGAGTAATACTCCAGTAAGCAATATTACTGGCGTTAATAATATTAGCGCTGGAGCATATCATTCTCTTGCATTGCTTGATGATGGCACAATTACTGGTTGGGGAGACAATCAATATGGACAGTCTTTGAATGGTAATTTTTTAACTGGCGGACGATCTATTTCTGCTGGTGGACATCATTCTTTATGCATCTTAAATAATGAAAAAGTAACTGGTTGGGGAGACAATGAATATGGACAATCGTTAAGTGGAAATTATTTGACAGGAGTAAAACAAATTACTGCTGGATATCTACATTCTTTTGCTTTACTTAATAATGGAAAAGTAACTGGTTGGGGATGGAATGATGATGGTCAAATTGCAGGAATTAAAAACAAAAATAATTCTAGTGGTATTTTTACTGGAAATTGGAGTACTACTCCTGTAGGAAAGTTAACTGGAGTTAAGTCAATACATGCTGGATGGTTTCACACCTTAGCCTTGCTAGAAAATAATAAAATTACTGGTTGGGGATTAAATAACGTTGGTCAAATAAATGAAAATATTGTTTACAATGATTCTCAAGGAATGTTTACTGGAAATTGGAATTCAACAGCTGTTGGAAGTTTTGAAAATGTTTTATTTATAGATACAAGTTATAAAAATTCAATAGCTTATGTCTCACCACAAAGAAAAGAAATAACTGGCTGGGGAGAAGATGATGTTAATTATGATATGATAAATAATGAATTAATTGTTGATCCAGCTGATTTTACTGAATATGGGTGTTTGAGTACTGATCCATTTTGGCCATCTAATACTAGAGATAAAAGAAATATATTTGTTGCTCTTGCAGAAGAAAACGTAGACCATAATGAAAAACTAATAGAAGATTTTAATAAAACAGATTATCAAAATTATATAGATCGCAGTGCAGATCCAAAATCCACAGGAACTAGAACGATTGGATTTGGAAATTGTTATCTTTCTTCTTATTTACAAAAAGCTTCTGTTGGAAATTTTGTAGAAGTTAATGTCAGTTATGCAGCAGAAAACATGCTATTTCAAATGAGTGGTAGTGGAGCAAATACCCCTTATGTTAATCCAAAAACATACGTTACAAATACTGGAATTAAATTTAACATCCCAAATGAATTAAATTCAAAAAATCTTGTATCTGCTTTATCTCCAGGAGATTTAACGTTTAATATAAATAGTTCTGGATATGGATTAAATTTAAATGATATTCGTATACAAGGTTATGAATTTTCTTTTAATTTTGATAGAGAAAAAATGGAAGCGATAGGTTATAAACTACCATTAGATAGAGAAATTAATTTACCATTAATTATTAACGTAGGAATTGATCTCATTCCAGGCGAACAAGCTTATAGTGATTTATCTAAACTTATACGAGAAGATAAAGATTATAATTTATTAATAAATTGTAAAAATATATGTAATTATGATGCAAATTTTGAATTTGAAAAGCGAACTCAATCAAGTAATTTTGAAAAAAGGTTTTTAAATGTATATGGTTGTGAATTTTTTAATTGTAAATTTGAAGGAATATCATCTTCAAATTCTATAGGATCTAGACAAAATGTGAGATTTAATTTTTCTACAGAAATTGATCCAGAAGATTATACTCGCGGGATGCAAATGTCTGGACTTCTTGGAATTGAAAAAATAGAAGACTTTTTACTAGCTGAAGATGACGGCTCTTCAAATGGCAACTACCTTCTACAAGAAGACGGAGAGCTTTTAGTTAGTAATCTTTCAGTATTATATTAATTTTATGTGTAAATTTATTATAGGTAAAAGGAAACTTTAATGGCAAATAAGAAAATATCTCAGTTATTTGAAAATCCGTATCCAAGAACTGGAGATATCTTTCCTATAGTTCAAGATGGAGTTAATTATAAAGTAACAATTGATAACGTTTATAGAATGGTAAATGATCAATATTTTGTAGTACATAATACAGATCCTTATATATTAGATGATTTAAATAATCAATATGGTAGATTTAGATTAATCAGTGGGAACCTTTTGATAAGTGGTCATGGAGATGACGCTAATCTTCCTCATCCTGGCGCATGCGTATTAAGAGTATATGACGGAAATCTTATATTAAATGGAAGTGGAGTGATATCTGGGTTAGAAGGCGGAAGTATGCAATTAGGTCATACTAGCAATGTCTCAGGCTTAAATAACATTAATTTAGGCATGTTTAATTATACAACTGGAGAATATAACGTTGTATTAGGTCATCTTAATAATACAGTAGGTAAAAACAATATAAGTATTGGACAGAATAATAAATTAACTGGACAAAATATTCAAATTTTTGGAATAGGCAATACAGTAAGTGGTGAGTTTTCACCAATATTTGGATTATTTAATCAAGTAACGGGAAATGATAATAAAATTTACGGTACAGGAAATGTTGCGACTGGAACACAAATTAGAATTTATGGTCAACAGAATTCAGTTTCTGGAAAAGATATATCTATATATGGTGAAGATAGTATGGTTACAGGAGATGATCTTCATGTTCATGGCCATAATAATAAATTAACTAATACAAACAAAGTAACAATTCTTGGCAATTATAATATTGCTGAAAAATTTTCAACTGGATCTTTTGTTGTTGGTCAAAATAATTATATAGGAAATGAAACTGAGGCAGGAGCAAATTCTTTAGTTTATGGAGATTATAATTCGATCAGTGGCAAAAGTACTTTGGCATATGGAAGATATAATACTGTAAGAGTTTATTCTGGCGCTCTAGAAAAAGTTTCTGTCTATGGACTAGAAAATGATATAACTGGAATCGAAGTTGACGTTTATGGTAGATTAAATCGTAATGCAGGAAATTCAAATCAAATATATGGTCAAAGCAATACTGGCTCTGGTGATGCGAATTTTATTCTTGGAGAATACAATAGAATCAAACCAGTTGCAGTAGAAAATTATACTCTTGGAGATTGGAACTATATTAATATTGGGAGTGGAAATTATATAGCTGGAAGAACAAATGAAATTCAAGCAGCAAATACATCTGATATTTATGGTGAATGTATATATGTATCTGGAACTGGTAATTGGCTTGCAGGAAAAAATTCTAATTATACTGGTACATCAATTGTTGCAGTAGGAAGAGATATAAATGTTACTTATCAAGGAAATTGGTCAAATATTTTTGGAAGAAATAACACAATCAATGGCAGTGGAAATTATTCTGATGTTTATGGAACAAATAATTTAAATAGTGGCGAAAAAATAATAATTCTAGGAAAAGATAATACTGGTTCTGCAAATAGTTTTGAAACAAGTATTATTGGTAGAAGAAATCAAACTTATAATGAAAGAATTTTTATAGTTGGAGAAAATAATACTTCTTCTGGATATAGAT